TCTTCCAACAAAATTAAGGATTGCAGAGCTTTAAAACAGCATTTTGTAGTTTCTTCCAACAAAACTCAATAGATCAGAGCTTTAAAACAGCACAATGTAGGATTTTCCAACAAAATTAAGGATTGCAGAGCTTTAAAACAGCACAATGTAGGATTTTCCAACAAAATTAAGACTTACAGCGTTTTTAAAACAGTATTCTGTAGGTAAGAGTTAAGGACTGCATTATGTGAGTATTTTTTTTCAATCGGAATGTTTAACAATTAAAACATAAACAACATGAACGTATATGACTTTGCGCCTGACTTAGATTTGAGTAAGGAGGTAGAAGGTTCTATTTTCGGGGTAAAAGGAATAGAAGGCAGTGATGGAATAGTATATGCTAAGGTAGTTAGCTGTGTAGACGTTAAGGATTACAGTTGTGATAGGTGTATTTTTTCTGATTGTTATAAGAATGAATGTTTATTATCGCGTAGTGATAGTTGTGTAGATGGAGATTGGATTTGTAGGTACGAACAGGCTGCCATAGAGGGGGGAGTAGGCGGCGCCTTGGGCTAAGGCCTGCGGTTGTAGGTGGAACGTAGGTCGGAGCAGAGCCGGAACGGTTTATTGTGGAACTAAAAAAAAAATAAAAAGGAGGAGATAGCGATATGAAAAAGGCATTTAAGATATTTTCTATTATGTTTGTCATAGAAATAGTGCTGATAGCTATTTTAGATGCTATGGCGTAAGTGAGAAAAATTTCTTCATTAATTTTCTTATGCTTTAGACAGAATGCTCCCATCTGCGAAGATCGGAGCATTTGCTTTATGGGATTCATGGTGCGGTAGGCTGGTTCGATTCCGGCGATCTCACACAACATTAAAATAGGGAAGAACATGTTAAAAGAAGAATTTGAAGAACTGATTAAAAGGGAGGTAAACGAAAATCAGTATAAAAACATAGAAACGGCATACGAGGCTTTGCCGGAGTATATGGATAAGATGTATTTAGCAAATGCTATTTCAAATGATATTGGGAAAGCTATTAATGTCTTATCGTTTTTAGGATCGTATATAAGCGAGTTAATGGGTTCGATAATAATCGAAAGGCAAAAGGTGGAATCATGTGCCTATGATTTAATAAATAAATCGCATGAGGAGGATGACTTGAAAGCAAGAGAGATTGCCGTGCGATTAATAGGAGAGAGGGAAACAGTGGCATACACAGTAAAAGAAGGGCTGCCATTGTGGGAACAAGATAAAAAGTTTATAATAGAATTAATGAAGGAGGAAAGAAAATGAAAGACGGTATTGTATTGCATCCAGAGCATGGGTTGAATCCATCCATAGAACTATGCATAGTATGCGGCGAAGAGATGGGGATTGCTTTATTAGGGAATAACATCAAAGGGCAGGCGCCGCATCATATATGCACGGGCGGAGTATGTGACAATTGCAAAAAGATAATAGATGACGGAGGCTGTTTTATTATCGAAGTCGAGGATGGATCAGATCAAAAGAATCCGTATCGTACAGGGAGATATTGTGCGATAAAGAAAGAGGCGGCAAAGAAGATATTTGGACAGGAGCATAATATTGTGTACATGGAAAAGTCTGCATACAGTCAAATAATACCATAAAAATAAAGAAGGATATGTTTACAAAAGAAGAGCGATTATTCATATGGAAAAAGGTATATGAGATGATTGATAGGTTAGAGGATGGGGAATACATATGTGTTGCGTTAAGAAATGTAGTGTTTATGTATCTCAAAACACATAAAAATATATATGAGTTTCGTTCAGACGAAATGGTGAGAATATATTTCCCGGAATTGGAGGAGAAGATAAGTATGGCCACAGAACCAGAGGAAACAAGAACGTTTTATGGGTGGTTTGGTTGTCTTAGTCCAGAAACGAAGGAGGTAAGGCTGAATATTGTGAAAGATATTATAAAAGAATTAGAATAGTATTTTTGTTAATCTATTTTATTCATCAAATTAAGTTTTGGGTTTTGGCATGTCGGTTCGTGAGGATAGACATGCCTATTTCTGTATCATAGAGGGATGACGCGGCGTGCCGGTGCGTATGTGCCGGTCCTGGTTCGATTCTGGGCATCTCACAAACAATAAAACATAATTATATGGAAGTAATAACATTCGGTCCGAACATGGATTTGTCTTCTAAAGAAGCAGGGGATGTATTTAGATTAAAATTGTATGGCATAGAGTATGAGGTCAAAGTAGTTAGTGACGACGAAGAGCCTGTTATGTTCTGCAAAGATTGTATATTTTTTAACAACACAGGACGGTGTTCACTCTCAGAATCGCAAGACTGGTGCCTTAAAAAGCAAGTTGTTTACTGTAAAATAAGACATGATGAGAGAATTTAATACGAAAGACGCCAATTTCTTATGGTGTCAAATGGGTAAGATTGACGGGGTGATAGAAACTCTGAACCGTACCGGAGGAGAAATGCCGACAATTATAGCCGGAGTGCTAAAAAGAATAAGAGACGATATAGATAAGTTTGTAGATAATAAAACGAAAGATTATGAGAATATACAAGAATGATATTATAAAGGCGTCAGCAATAAGCACCGGAGCCGACAGAGGTGTGTTGCTGTGTTCAATAACAGATTCAGGCTTTACGTCTATAGCGGGCGTAATATCGGCTGTTAAGGATAAGTTACCAAACGAAGATCACAAGAAGATGGTTTTTGAAATCTTGAATGATACGAAAAAAGAGTACGGAAGATATAATAATTGCGGAACAAAAGTATTGTAATAAAGAGTAGAAAACAATATGTTTATGTAATATTAGTTTTTTCATTTTTATTGAAAGGAGCGCCGGCCTGTGAAGGTATGCGCTCTTTGTATTTGTATAATACATAAAACAATAATAATATGACAGATAATAACATAGATGTGAATATCGTACCTGTAAGGAATGGTGCGAAACGAGTTGTGGTATCATATTATCATTATTCACGCAAGGACAAAAATCACATGAGTTCTCAAACGGATTACGTGTGGGAAACAAAGAATGAAGAAATGTTTAAATACTTTGAGGCCAGGAGGACAAAAGTATTTTATAGTCAGATTCGTGCCACGTGTAGATTCTATGGCAAGAAAAATGTACGTAAATACAAAAAGCTATGATATTAAAAACGACAACCAACGAGTTTTGTTTCATCAGCGTAAGTTTCTATGAAACAATAGCAGATCCTCGATATTTCTTTGAACAAGATTATGAAGAGATGCCGGAATATGAGGAAGAATCGGATTTTGATTTTGATTCTTATTGCAATAAGTTTATTCCTTTTGTACAGGAATGGGCGAATGAGGTAAGTGAACGCCTTTACGGATATGGCGTGAATAACATAAAGGTAACATCGGTCGGACATCCGAGAGAATATAATTATGGTACTGATTGGATGAACATAGAGGTAGAGTTTTGTGATGAATGGAGGCAAAAGATGTTATCTAACATTGGTAAGATTATCAATGATGATAAATGCAAGAAGTATGCGGAGGCTAATTATAGGTCGGTATCAGGATACATCTTTTTAGGGCCTGAAGATTTAAAGGAATTTGAAAAGGAAATAATAGAAAGAAAGTCGGATTCTGGATATGATGTAACAGTATTATTAAATATGTATCTAACTTTGGCTTTTGTAAAAGAATTTGGATTTAAAGCCGGAGAAGCGTGGAGTGAAATAACAGTACATGCTTACGAATGTTTATCATATTCTGATTTTGCAACAACAGAGATGCTTATACCGGAAGGTTCAGAGCATTTATTCAAAGACATTTACACGGCAAAGGCCGACGAATTATATCATCATGTCCTGGATAAATTCGGATGGGCGTGGCGTGATCCGAAATATAAATCGGAAACAGAATTATGCGCGATGTTAAAGTGGGCAAAAGAGAAAGGCTTAACCATTGAAGAGTTAAGTATTTAATTGTTAAACATAAGGCAGTAGTGGTGCGTGAGTATAGGTGCTGCCGTTAAATTATTTTATAATATGAAAAAGGAAGAGATTCAAACTATTTTATACACAATCAAAGAAGGAGATAGTATTAAGATTAAAGTACAAGACAAAAGTGAAGAAATAAGACTACGGGACCATGTAAGAAGAGTACAGAAATACGGATACAGGTTTTGTTTGTCTCATTTGCATGATGGAATTTTCTATCTGGAGAAGTTGGAAGAGGGAGATAAAGATAAATACTATAGAGTAATAAACAGAGGAAATGGAAAGACCGGAGTATAATAAGCTACGCAAAATGGCTAAGACTACTCCAGGTTTGATAGTGGACGAGGCGCAAAACATGATGCGTGTATCGCTGTATGATAATGGGGAACTTAAGAAGGTGGTAGTAGTAATGAAATGCGATTCTTTTTTACAGTCAAAAAGTAACATAGAAAAGATAATGTTATTATCATCTTCTATAGAAGATAGAAAAAACAAAGAAAAAAATAAAACAAAATCAGAAAATGAACAGAATAACAAAAATAAGAGAAGAAATAGGAGGAAAACAGGTTGATTTGACCTTTTACGGGCGCTTTTGCAGCCTTATCGAAGGTGATAGAAAGATAATACTAAGGGCGATAAAAAACGGTCGAAAGAAGGGCGTAATAGGAGCCATTCAGCCTGGGAGGCATGATAGAATTTGGACCACATGGTCTGTCGCTTTTGAGGATCTGAAGGTAGGGGATACGGTAGAGTTCAGTACATCTGGGAAATACAATCCAGGTTTTCATTCTACAGAAAAGTATGTAGGGTGTGTAGAATGGATAAAAGGATCGGAATGTGCGATAAAAACCGGTAAGGGAATAGCAGTAGTATTAATTAAACACGTGGAAAGGGTGGTAAAATAATGGATTTAAGGATGTTTATAGACCTATTTCAGGAGATTGAGGTAGAGAACTTGTTTAAAGCGTTAGATTTATGTATGGAATATGTAAGATTAGATTTACATGTGTTTAATGTAGGAGCTTATGTAACATGTTCATACAGTAACGATCTTGAATCGCTTTCACAGGCAGAAGGTTGTAATGTGAATATGATAATAGAGGTGCCCTACTTGTTTGAAGCATTTATGGAATACGCTTCACCGGAACTGAAAGCTTATTATGATGAACTAACAAAAGAAGTATGAAAGAGGAAGTAAAACGGATAAAGAAGTTGGTAGGCATAGATCATAACAGATGGGAGCAACCTTGTACATGTGATAAATGCAAGAACATGTGTAAGGTTCCTTGTATTGGTACGCCAAAAGACATAGAGGCTATCATAGATGCCGGATACGCTGACAGGTTAAAAGAAACAATGTGGATGGTAGGGTATCTTGCAGTGAAAGAAAAACCAATAGCGATGATCCAGCCGACAGAGAAAGACGGATGGTGCGCATTCCGCCAGCCGGACGGTCTCTGCGAGCTGCATGACCGTGGACTAAAGCCGACCGAAGGAGTTCTGGCTTCTTGTAAGGTGATTGAAGAAGACAATGTCCCAACATATGAAACGTCTGTACTTAGAGCAGTAGCTCATGAGTGGGTTAAGGTAGAGAACTTCGCAACTATAATGAGGGTCGTTTTTAAATACTTGCATGAAAATGAACGTAGAAAATAAATTAGATAAAGTGGTTAAGATCCTAAAAGAAAAAGGATTTATTGTGTATAAGAAAGGCGGGAAAGAGCCAGGTGTGTTTTATGCTAAAGAAGGCGACAGTCGAATAGGGTTCGTTTATCCAAACAACGGATATATATACGACAGGATAAAAATATGGTCTTTTTCAAGGGTGTATAAACCGCATAAGAAAACAGGGTCTTCGTGTTTAATGTGTGTCAGCGACGAATTTACTATAGAGAATGCGATTAAGAACATAGAGGATAGACTGTGGGTAAATTACATAAAAGACGGTAACAGAAAACGACCAGAAGAATATAAAAATATAAGAGAATTTGTTGGTAGCTTCACTAAATTCTACAGCTCTGTAGAATTAGTTGAGGTTAAGTAGTTTACATGCGAGTTAGTTGCCGGCACTGGTCTGTGAAGATAGGTGTCGTTTTTTTTATTCAAGAAAGGAGAACAAAGATGGAGAAAAGAGACAGGGAGATGCCTTACGAGGTAGTCATACAGGAAAGAAAAAGAGTGGATTTATACGGTAACGTAGTGTATTATATCTACTGGTTTGATAAATATGGGAACGATATTACAAACGAATGGAAATTCTGGAGCAAGGGTCCGAAAAAGAAATACGATAGAGTTAATCGTTATCTAACGGATAGTTGGATAAAGGAATACTGTAAGAACAACAATTTAAAAATAAGTAGAATAAAGGAATGAAGCCAGGAAAGTATGTTATGGTAACAAACGAGCGTGGCGCCTTGGATGTTATAAAAGAAAAATTTGACAACATAAATATAGTGGAATATGGATCTGAATGAATTGTACAAAGAAATAGAAAAAGCAGAGGTTGATCTGAATGCAAAAAGATTAAAGTACATCAAAGAGGCATTAGCGGAGAACGGTGGAAGTATAAAGCTAAAATTTAAAGAATGGCGAGAAGCTAATAATACGTTTGACTTTGATGATCAGTTTCCGGTGATAATAGAAATTAATGGGATTCCTATGTTTTTAACGGAGGTGTATGTCAAAAAAAACGATTTTCGTATAGTTCTGCTGGATTATGATGATATGACTTTAGGTGATTATGATAATACAGGGGAAAATGAACAGGTTGCTTATTTTATTAACTATTGTTTAAATCAAGACAAAGATGGGAAAGAGTAGAAAAGATTATGAGAAGTTTCTTAACTCAATATCTCCAGATAGAGACGATGAGGCATGGATCATTGGAGGAAAGAACAGGTATTGCGGTAGAGAGAATTATGGCACTATGATCAAAAGGTATGATCCTATTGGTTTTAATGTAGGGTACAGAGAGTGGGCAGAACAGCCAGAGTAAGGTGGCGCCTGCCCTGCCATGAGGTCGGCCTGGCTGTCTGTGGCCAGGACCGTATATTAGTCAGATAGTGAACGACGAAAACAATACAAATGTTTGTTAATTATGAGAGTAGAAGATTTAACGAAGTTTGAAGGAGAATGCCCTAACATAGTCATATTTGGTACATATATGGATATTAGGGTTCCATTAACGAAGAAATGGAAGAAAATTATTAACGAGAGAGGAGATAAGCCAAACACGTATCATAACTGTTTGATTAGTTATATCTCAGAGCAGATCGCGTTGTCCGGATTCAACATGAAAAGCATTGGGAACTTGTTAATAAAGGGAATAGTTTTCAATCAAAACGATTACTATAAGTATAACGACGTAGGAGGATTCCCGGCGACTATCAACAATTTGGGATATTGGGATAAAAACAGGGTAGAGCTAAATGAAGATTTTCACACTGTTAGGCTATTTAATACAGTAAGTGTATATGGATTGATGTTTGGACCCATAAAACAAAATAATTTCATTACGCTGGAAAACGATATAATGCAGATTAATATTGGCAGCATAACTTATATCTAAAGAGATAAATTAACATGAAAACGAAGATAGAAAACCTAAGTTTTATAGTCCTGATATCTTTCCAGTTTGGTATAGGAACAGATAAGACATATTCATCCGAAGCTATATCAGATTTGAAAAAGGGTAAATACTTCATAGATAAATGTTCAAGTAGAGACGTAATACCTTTAGAAGAAAGTGATAATGGGTGCGTAGAACATAATTATGTAGGGCGTATAAATTTAGAGGGACTAAATAAACTGTTATGGAATTGGATTTATCCAGACAGCATAACCAATACAGGTGGAAGTCTGGCTCTTCAGTATGGATTATGCGAAGCCATCATGTTTGAAGGAACAATAAAACAAAAACATGGCATAGATACGAGTCTTACCATATATAAGATGAACAAAGCTATAACAGGGAAGAGTGATACGTATCCGTTGCCATACAGATGTCAGATAGCAGAAGGAATGGCGGGGTATTGCACGTATAGTGTATGTGTGACTCCTGTAGAGGAAACGAATGGAGAATATGAATTATGTGAAGAGGTTTTTGATTTCTTTGAATCAATACAAAAACACCCATGTTGCGATTGGGAACAAGATTTTGAAGAGTTCTTTTACAACGATAATGATTAGGATATGACATTCAAAGAATTTATGAAAGAAGTAGGCTATGATCTGATGACTACCTTTTGGGAAGATTTCAGCATAGCCGACAAGTATGGTATAGCAGGTGTCAAAGATACCTACAAACGTGCGTTCAGCGAATGGAAAGACGATTATAAGTTCTTTACAGAATTGACGCTGGTATTGAATCATAAAATCTGGCAGAATTATGAAAGCAATCGTGAACTGGCTGCATTGTATGACCGGTTGTGGCGAGAAGCTGACGAGTATGCCATGAACAATTTTAAGGGAGAAGAACTTGATTATTATTACAGAATAACCGATTAGCTATGTTATACCCGTTTTCATTGACGCTTGACTTATATATACAAGCCGAATCGTTTGAAGAAGCCAAGAAATTAGCGGAAGCATACGTTCAAGATGCTTCGTTAGATACGACTGACTATCCGGAAATAGTGCAGGATGTGTTGGAAGTAGCAGAGTATGAAATAACCGATGTAGAATAACAAATAACCAATATTATGGCAGTAATATGTACAAAATGTGGCAGCACGGATGTTTTGTGTGAAGCCCTTGTTAACCCGAATACCGAAAAAGTGGTAAGTTATCATGATGGAGCCTTTATGTATGGGTATTGTAATAATTGTAAGGATGAATCAATGCTGACAGATACAGAGGGTGTTAAATGCGATATGGAAAACAAATATCGGCAGTTTTGTAAAGTTCGGAAGAAAAAGCCGGATTATGCGGAATGCCAAATAGTCTGGAAAGAAGACGGGAAAGACGAGAGAGTGAGAATCAAATTATCACAGAATGTGGATGAAGCCACGGATGATACAATCTTTTTCTATTGCAACGGATTGGAAGAATTGAAATCCCTTGCAGAATTTGGTGGGGAAGATTTTATAGTGACGGATTTTTGGAAGTTTTATTGATAAATCAGATAACAATGGAAGAAAAAATTAAAATTGCCGTATTGTGTCTCGATGTCTTGGATGTCGATATTATCACAGTGGACAAATCGTTTATTGACGAAAACTTTGGTGGGGACATTGAAGCGTTCCTCACTGAGCATTGCCAATATGACCTTGATAATGTTCAGTGGATGAGTGGCGAGAATATTAATGTGAATTTGGATATGACTGAAGAGTCTTTTGGTTGAATTAAAAACAATGATTATGGAAAAGTCTATAGAAACTGTTTATTATTGTTCTAATTGTGGTTCAAGTAACACAAGTTCAATGGCGTGGGTCAATAATATAGATAACCGCATCGAGGAATATATTGGCGGTAGGCGTGATGAAGACAGCAATTTCTGCAATGTGTGTGACACCAATGTCCGCTTGATGAATCTTATGGAGCTATGGGATAAGTTTTCTGAAATCCCAATTAATAACGACGATGAAATTGAAGAAGATTTCCTATGTTTTCCTGCTGGCACTTATCGCTTTGATATTTGGCATTGGTTTGATGAACGATGTCCGAACGGAGTGGCAGAAGATTTGATGTATAACACTGAAAAATGAATAATCATGAAACATACCGATTTTTACAAACTGATAGAAGAAATCAAGTTACAGGAACAATGTGAATTAAAAGCAGCCATCAAATCTGTCGGTGGTTGCTATATATGGGATATATATGATGGTGAAGCCGAATATCCAATCATAGCAGTAAACATGGATAGTATATCTCTGAATCCGACAGATGTGGAGATATATGAAGTTCAAATTGTGAACAATGTGCTTAAAATAAAGGGAAGAGACAAAGAAAGCAGAGAAGTAGTAGAATTTGAACCGAACGATGTATTCGCCGGACACTTGTCGTACATCATAGATTATCTGCCGGGTGACGAGGATGTGAGTGGTGCAAACTAAAAATGGAGGATTGAATATGGCAACAAAGAAATTTGATAGAACCGTGTGGCATGGTACGGATTGTGACAAAGTTACCAGCCTTTTTGAGTATGGGTTATTGGTGAGATATATTACCAAAGAAAAAAGCTGGCAATGTATATACCGTAATCCTTATGAACCAAACAAGTTTTCATACAGTTGGATAAGCGAGGAAGATATGCGTGAGATGTTTTTGACAGGTTGGGCAAAAGATGATTTGAAGTCGTTTTGTTCCTATGTCGGTGATACTTGGAATGACTGGTTGCTTCGTCCGGTCGCTACAAGAATATATGATTTGGTTTCCTATTATGGAGCGGAAGAGATATTCGGAAACAGTTACCGGACTTACACAGCAAAGGAAGTTTGCCTCAGTCTGCGTATAAAATATATGGAAGAATATGAATATTGGGCTGACGATGAGAGTGCGTTACGAGAGGAATTGCATAACAATCAATATGAAGACCGCCTTTATTATAAAAATGGAGACGTATATGTTGGACAATTAAACGAAATAGCATGAAAACACAAGAAGAATATGCCTATAAGATTGGTGAAATCGTTCTCAGGGATGTGGAAAGCTGCCAGAGTGACTGGTTCCTTATTGATCAGGAAATATTTATGCTTCCTGAAAACCGGAACAAGGCATTTATTTTGGGAACCCGGAAGACCGGATGTGATTTAATAATACTGGGTGGCACTAATTGTGATGAAGGTAGTATGGATTGGCTTTTTGGGAGTCTTGGCAATGAAAATTTCTATATATGTCAACCGTTATCTTTCTATAAATAACAGCGAGAAATTAAGAAAGTGAATCCGCTGTACGCTTTTAAGTTAGCTACTGCTTATTTCAGGGGACAGGGCATGGTCCCTGTATTTGAAGATAGTAATTGTAAATTAATGAAGCTATGAGTATAAAGGTAACAAGATACAGGCTTCCAGTTTATTGGGCTCGTGCTCTGATAAATGGTGATTATACAGGTTTGTCAGATAATGAAGAACGAGAAATAAGGAATTTCTTGGAACGAGTAAAAGAAGATCCCGTAGATGTAGACTGGAAAACAGAAGGTTTTTATTGGTACAATAACGCTAATAATACACCGGGAGAATGTGCAGATTTTATTTTTTACAAGCGTAATGATTAAACTAAAATAATATGGAAACTGCAAACAAACTAATTTATTCAAGTACAAAATTCTTTACAGAAAACAAAGAAGAATACAGAATAACAGTCACAATATCTTTAGATGATGATTGTCATAACAATATGTGTGACTGGAGCGTAACGGCTGATATTAGACAGAAAGATCAATAAGGAACGTATGTAGAGTATATGGGAGGTTGCTGCCACGATGAAGTTGCAAAACATTTTCCGGAATTGGCGAAATTCATATCGTTGCATCTTTGTAACCATTATGGTGCTCCTATGTATCCGGTGGAAAATGGCATATATCACGTTAGAAGAAGTGGTATGTCTGTGGCAATGGAGTATTTGCGTATATCAGAACAAGAATGCGTAGAATTATATAAAGCCTCTGAGGATAAGATGTATTTCAAGTATCTGCTTTTCAATCTGGGGATTGTGGATAGATGGAAACGTGAATCAGACGAGCTTCTTGTTGAACTTGAAGACCTGTGTGGCAAGAAATGGGTAAATCCATATACACCGGAAAAGGAAAGGTTTACTTTGACATTAATGGACGAGGAACGTTTGCTTATTGAAGAGCGCATTAAAGCCGGGTATTATTCTGCGGAAAATATCGAAAAACGCCGGGAAGAGGCTCATAAGGCAAAGATGGTGGAAAAGCGTGCCAAGATTTGTGAGCAATATGACAAAGAAATCAGACAAGCAGAAGTTGAAAAGAAGATAATGCTCTGTGTGTTTGATTATGGGTTATCTACTGATAACGCCATATATTATCCTCACACGAACACTTTGTCTTTCAACTGGAACGGTTATGGAGAAAAAATCACACAGGAAGAGTTTGATGATTTTGTAAACAACGTAGACCGCTCTCAGTTGCCGGAAGGTATCAAGTTTGAGCTTAAATAAAATACAGGATATGGAAAGATTGAATTTCGAAACACTGTTTCGTGTCGTAAGATGGGATTACAACCGCTGCTTTAAGGATGAGTCGTTGGACAAAGATTTGTTCATGGAAAAATACGGGAAAGTTATGGGGGAACATTATTACAACAAGTTTGTCCATGAGTTTAACGGGAATATCCTGAAGATGATTGGTTACTTCAGAGGTTCCGAAAAAGAAGGGCAAGTGTTCTGCGATATGATAACCGAATGTATTGAAAAATATGAACAAAGAGGATTATATAGTAGAGGTAAGTTAAACAATTAAAAAGATACTTATATGAACAATTCAATGGTCGCTCACTTGTGCTGGCTCAAAGGTATTCTATGTTGAATGTAATATATCATATTGTATCGGCAACATGCTCTTTGTTACCAATATGTTGGAATCCATTAAAGATGCTATTGAAAAATACAAAAAAGCAAGAGCCGAATTGTCCTATCGAGATATTTGGGGAACGTTTAAAAATCTGATGGATTATATTGAGTTTTTCGATATGGGGACTCCCAAGAGTCTTCTTAAAAAGAGCACAAACGAATGGCTTGGAACTAACCATGAATTATCACGGAAATCAGATAAGATTAAACGTGAACATGTCCGTGAATTGAAACACATTTTCCAGATATTATTGAATCATCAAGCACTGGAAGTCCTTGGAACCGTTATTGTGATTGTAGATGAAGTTTGTGGTGAAGGAACTTGGTTGAAATATCGGGAAAGAGTTGAAAAATATAGAATAAATATAGAAGCAAAACAGGAAAAAAAGCGAAGGGCAAGGGAAGAAGAATTAGACAAATTTCGTAAGGATTTTTATGAAAAATTAGAAAAATGGAAGTCGGGAGAACTTAATTTCTTGCATTCATATTATTTTATTGATTGTGCTGACGTAAATGCCTGGATGCGTATAAAAGGAGGAATTATTGAAACGAGCAAACAAATAAAAATCGGGATAGAAGAAGCCAGAAGAATGTGGCAGGTGGTGTCGCTGTTGCACCGGGGAGGCCCGTTCCGACATGGCCTGGTAGAGGACATGAATGGCAACAAGTGGAGCATAAACCGGTATGAAAACGATATACTGACAGCCGGATGTCATCGTATTGCGTATAGCGAGATGGAAGGTATTGCAAAACAACTGGGATGGGCGTAAGTAGCCCATCCTGTTTTATAACAATTAAAAACGAAAAAATATGGAAAATTCAATTGTTGTTCCGTTTGATTTAAATACGGCGAGAAAAATTAAAAGCGGAGAAATAGAAGGTTCAGTATTAATTGGTAATATTAAAATAGAATTTGTATATGAGTCAAAAGACTGTGCAGATCGTTATAATTTACTTTTTGTAAAAAAAGATGAATCTGGGATAAGTGCTATATATGCCGATACAGAAGGTCGTACTTTTTTCAACAACGTTCTGGAATTGGAAGTAGAGGCTGGAGCGTATTTTAAGAAAGGAGATGTATTAATAAGCACGCTTGGGAACCCATTTATATATAATGGTATTATTAATAGAGAAGGAGATATGGGATGCATATATGGTATATCGGCATATGGCGAGATTACATCTGAAGAAGTTCCAATATGGACAAGTGTGTGTGGTGAGGATAAATCCAAGTATGTTAGATTAGCCACAGAGGAAGAGAAAAAATCTTTTGCTGAAAGAATTGCTAATACAGAAAACCTTAAAAAAGCAGGAATAATAAAACAATATCTAAGTGAGTACGAATACTTGCTGACTAAAGAAAAGTTATGCGATTGTGGATCAGAACATAAGGTAGGAGAATGTGAATGTGGATCCCAAAAGGCGCATGATACATTAGGGATTAAATATGATTCGTTTGGAGCAATATTAAAAAACTTTGGATAATGGATATAGTAAGTAAATACACCGCCTTGTTAGGACAACAGAAGCTAAAAGAATCATTTGTGAAAGATTTGGAGCTTGTATTATCAAGAAAAAATCCTAATATAGAAAAAGGGAAACTTAATTTCATTCGTTATTCAGAAATGAAAAATTGGAGTGTAAGAGAGTTGTTTGGTGAAGACTTGGAACAAGCTGATAGGGCTTTAATAAACAAGGTGTATCATATGCTATTTGATATAGGTTCGGATTTTGAATCGGTTATAAGAATGCTATATAGCTTTCGTAACGGACCTAAATCGGGGATAAAAGTGGCGGATCCAGAGGATAATTACGAATGGACTAACAAGGACGGAAATGAAAAATATTCTACTAAAAATCTCCCAAAAGCGCATTTTAGATGGGATTGGAGAAGATATACCTTATCAAAAGAATCCGTTGATAAAATAACGGAGTTTGTAGACACCATATTAGAATCATAGAGAAATTATGAACGAAGTAATTTTAAGCAACATGTTAGGATGTCAGACATATTGTATATCAGACAGTCCTTCGAATAGATACTGTCTTATTGGACCTATTGAGTGCAATGAGAAGTTAATAGAAGTGTTTAAGAAGGGGATAACAGTAAAACTCAAATACGTGGAAAAACGGGTCCTGGATGCATTTACGGACAACGGAATCGACCTGAGTAATTACACTCATTGTATTATTGTGAAGCGGAATTTTTATCTCGCTTGGTAACGGCAAAACATAAACAATATGAATAATTTTGTAATAGATACTCCAGATAATTTCTGGCAAATAAGATGGCTTGACAAGTATATGGAAGGCCACAAAGGATTCATAGCTGGTGGATGTTTTAAAAATATCCTTTCCGGAGAAAGAGTAAAAGACATTGATATTTTCTTTGAAAGTGAAAGCGATTTTCAGGAGGCTATTGATTCGTTCAATGATGAAAAACATCAGAAAGAAGGATGGAAATTTAAGTACAGAAATGAGAAGGCATGTGCGTTCCAGAAAGAGGGAGAAAAGGTATGGATAGAGTTCATAGAGTCAGAGTTTGGAAAGCCGAAAGAGATTCTTAGGAGCTTCGATTTTACTGTGACAAAAATGGCTTACTATAAGGAGCCCAAATACGAAGAAAAAGAAGATGATTATTTTCCATTCTCATCTGCAAGTATAGTAGCATACGAGTACAAACTACTCTATCATGAGAAATTCTTCGAACATCTTCATATGAAGAGGCTGGTCATTGACGAAAATATTCCTTTTCCAGTAAGTACATGGGAGCGCTCATATCGGTATAAAGGATATGGTTACAATATGTGCCGGGAGACAAAGAAAAAACTTCTACAGGCTATTAAAGGTGTAAACGTAGAGGAGGAAGATGTATCTTTGTACACTACTGGAGGATGGGATTAACCTATAAAACAAAATTGCTTATGAAAACATTAGAACAACTTAAAGGATTAGCATCAAAATGTTTAGACGGTAGAGATTTTAACAGACTGGCTGAATTTATCCCATATAACATGATAAAGGATTTCGGTATGGAGCCGAACGAAGAATACAATAACGAAGAAAGGTGGAACAGTACTGTAGTTGAATTTACCAGGGAGAATGTTTTGAAACAGCTTGAAGAAGATGTAAGATTCGGTTTTGAAAAGGCATTAAATCAGAGAGGAATATCAGCCAGTTTAATGTTTGAATGTGTAATGATGTGGAACTACATCCTGGAAGAAGGTCTTGAAGACTGGGATGAGGATGATTATAGATTTTACGGGCTACCTCTATTTAAAGCTACGGCTGTAAAATACGGATGGGATAATCCTATAGGGGAAGACAGCGGGAGAGAAAGAAAATATGATTCACAGTATTAAATGGGCATATCATGAGCACAAGTAAAGAATACAGGGCGGTAAGGAACTGTATATTAAATGAACTTCACCTTACCAAAGAAGATATAATCAAAAACATAGAGCCGTTATTGGAGAAACACGTAAAACGGTACATGGTTAATACATATGGAGGTGACAACCAGATAGAAAACTGGATCAGATGCATGGTGAATGATGAACTCAAACAAAGAGATCATGATTTTGTAAGAAGAGCGTGCGAGAATGTCATCAGGAATCATGTATTAAATGAATTGAATATAATCGTAAGATCCAAAAGTGAGAAATGTACATGTGAAAACAGAGTACCATCCGAAGAGGATAAGAAAGAGTCAACTGACGGACTATATATAATCTACGAAGACGGACATGCAGAGCCGTTTACCGGCGATAACTCCAAAGATTGTGTACGATACATCGGGTTGAAGCACAGATACATGTCATTTGCAATCTCACTGACGGAGCATGATATCGTACAATTGCTTGACGATGATAGCCGTGAAGAATCCGGAAGTGGGACATATTACGAACGTGAATGTGATGCGCTGTTTGACATTGACGGACGTGGCAATACGGAACGCCTTGTAGCCAGAAATCCAAAATTGAGAAATCTGCTGGAAGATGGCGAGTATATACCATCTCTTGGTCAATTAAATTTAATGGCCCATTATATGAACGAACTAAACAAAGCATTCGCTTATGTTTCGGCATCTCCCCTCTCCTCGACGTGGTATTGGTCCAGTACTGAGAGCAGCGAGGCCGTCGCGTGGTACGTGGTCTTCTCCAGTGGCCTCACGGGCACCGGCAACAAGCACATCGGAGACATGGTTCGGGCGGTAATTGATTTTTAAAAGGATTACAATGATAACATCAAGGTGATTATACACCACTTTACGCAAAAAAGCGTAAAACAATATACATTTGTATGAAACTTCATACTGGGTATCACCAATACCCTCTACCGGTTGCTCGAAAGTGAGATCACCGGATTCTTTTACTAAACAAAACGTTTTTGATTTTACTTACCCAACGAATATTTTTTTTAGGGTAAAACCTTATATCAAAGACCTCTTTTACCCAACCGTCTTGTCCGAAACAAGGGACTATATGATTCGATTGAGTAAAACAAAGTTAGAGAAGAAAAATATGAAATTAAATAACATCCGTATGTTTTATAACATAGCCAGTATAAAATGATATATAAAGTAAAAATAAAAGACAACACAAAAACTCCATTTGAATATGTTTCTGACATAGAGGCGTTTGAAAATGGCAGAGAATTTATTTTCAAGCCAGGAGTGAATGTGATTATAGGGAAAAACGGTAGTGGAAAATCAACTTTACTTAACATCATATCAATGTATGCGTTATGTGATAAGTCCATGTGCTCTGAAATGCCGGATGAGGCGCTGGATTTTCCACCTATATTTGATGATGATGACAAGGTTCTTGATGGGATTGATATATCATCCGATTATATAGGGAAAGTATTCCGTTTATTGCCGTCAACGGAGACAAATCGAGATAGTGTATTAAAAAACATCAGCAATTTCGATTTGTATGCGAATAGTATTCAAAAATCTTATGGGGAAAAAGTGGTGTTATCACTGGAATCGCTTTTCAATTTAATGTTCAACCAAAAGGATTATGCGTTTCCAATGCAAGATCTTGCAGAATACAAGAAAAAATCAAATGCGTTTTGGATTAAAAGAATTGACAACCTGTTGAAGTATTATAGAAGGAACTGCATAACATTAACAGAAAGCAGTTTTGAGTACACGGTTCTCATGGATGAGCCAGACAGGAACCTTGACATTGACAACATAATGCAGATTCACAATGTATTGTCATTCCATAAACCACAAACGCAAATTATAGCCATAATACACAATCCGGCATTGATTTACAAGTTAAGCAAATTAGATTGTGTGAATTTCATAGAGATGACAGAAGGGTATCTTAATAAAACTTGTACATTTGTGTCCAACTAATTAAAAGTGATATGAACTGGAAGAAATACAAAGAGGAAAAACCTCCAGAGGGAGAAGAAGTGTTGGCTTATCATCCAAGTTGGATAGATGAAGATTTCAACCCAAGAGGTATAAGAATAGGATTCTGGAATGGAGGGGACGATTTTAAATCGGCTCATTGGTGGGATTATCAAGATTGTTATATTACAATCTCTCATTGTGATTGTGATGATAATTCGCTTTTTAGTGATAGAATAAAAAACAGCATAGAGCCAGAGTTATGGATATCACTTGATGTTATTACAAATTACTTACCTGATATAAAACAAAATCACTTATAACAATGAGCTATTTTATATTAATGGGAAGAAGAATCCCCAAGCAAGCCATAACAGGCTTCAGATTCCAAAATGAAACAGACAACATTCGTCCTTTCCTGTCAATCAGGATAAGAGGGAAGGAGGAAATTATACCCCTTAAAGATAAAAGGGAAATACTGTCCGTGAAAGCGCATCTGTGTTCTATCTTTTCGGGGTTTGTAAAAATAGGTGACTGGTATCTCAAGATGTCGGAAGTTAAGGAGTATAAGCCGGTGACTGCCGAAGATATGAACCCCTATATCTTGTTTAAGACATCTAAGTTTGGAAATATAAAAGTTCGTTTCCCGAAAGATGAAGACATGGATGCCGAATTATTGGTGTTAGATCAACTTTTTGATGTAGAATGAATTATTGATCATATTTTAGAAATCATGACCTGGAAAGAATTAAAAGACAAAATATCCCTTATGACAGAAGAAGAGCAACAGCAAGAAGTTGCAGTTTGGGGAGAATATCTGAATTTGATGAAAGATTGCTCCTTGGAGAAAACAAATGAGAATATGTACTACAACTCTGAATGGGATTATACTCGTGAAGAGAGTGAATTGGAACCGGAAGACAAGAATGACCCTGATGTACATAAGGTATATGAAGCAGGAATGCATTATATTTATTCGAATTGATATTAAAACAAACTAAAGATATGAAACCGATATTAAACATAGAAGACGTCGATAAATTGAAGACAGATGAAAAGTTAATTGAATGTATAGCAGGGAAGGTGAATTATTACAGATTCCTGTGTTTTCATCCGAGAAATTCCAATTTTGTGATTTTACTAAATCATTGTGAAGAACCTGTACGGTTTCATTATAAGAACTTGATAGACCGATTTTTTACGGATTATACGCAACGTGATATTATCACCTATCGTAAGGATTATGCCTTAAAGGAAATAAAGGAATTTGAACAAGCATTATCTGAATTAGAAGGTAAGGGCAATTTAGAAGATTAACTAACATCTAAAAAGAACTAAGTCATGGATAACGAGTATATCTACTACAATAAGCCAACGACTAAAGAGCCTGTTATGGATGAAATAGAAGCCAGCCTTCCGATGTGGGAAAATAAACCACCGGCATATAAAGGTTCTTCTTACAAATCCGGAAGAAGCGAAAAGCAGATCAAGAAAGATCGTAAGAGGAAGAAAATGAATAAACGTAATCGTAAAAAATAAGTGAGCCATGACAGCCGAGAAGTTTAAATCTATTTGCGAAGAGAAAGGAATAACTTGGAATGATCTTATTCGCATTAGGGTTATCAGACCAAAGAAATTTCTCGGATTCTTTAGGCAATTAACAGGTATAACAATCGAAGGTGCGTTCAATGGCTGTTCTGCTTGTGTTGAAATAATGGCCGATGATGACAACGGTGTTTCAATGATGCACTATATTGATTACGAAGATGTTATAGGAGTTGAATTAATTAAAAATTAAAAATAATTGAGTGAACAGTTTGCAAAAATCAGTACGAATGCGTTGTTAGGATTATCAACATCCGCCACATAAGATCTATGATGATAAAAAAATCAGAGATATGCTTAACAAAGCAAGTGCTGATATAATGAAATGGTGCGACGAAAATATGGAAAAATACAACAAAGAACTCAAAGAATCCAGGTCTACAAAAAAACATTGCGAAGGACTAAGAAAGCATATCGCAAATCTCGAAAGACGCCTTTTAAGGCATACATTGGCAAATGTTATTTTATCTATTATATCAGTTGCGACTATAATTGCCCTTTTCACATTAATTCAAAACTAAAAAAAATATGAATAAGAATATAATCAACAACGCTCAACTTTTAGAGATTAAAACTAAGATTAGACAACTTGGAGCAATGATGAATGCATATCAATGCAGGTTTGTGGTTTCTTCGGGTCAATTGTTTTTTGTGGATGATGAATATGCTGGAACGGTTAAACTGACTAATCTTGATAATGGAGAATCTAACATATCATTCCCTTCATGTGACGATGGATTGATAATCAATCCAGCCGATAAGCATATTAAATAATTTCAAAACTAAAAATATTTAAATTAATTAAACAATAATAAGACATGAAACAAGATATAGAATTTGCTGTTCCTCTTTTTAAAGCTGGTGCAGAATGGCGCATTAACAGCGTGTGGCATTCTATAACAGTAATTCCAGATTGCCACCGTTTTATTGTGTTTCTCCCTAAGAAATCAACAATAGGATCAAAGAATCCAATTATGGGTATATTGGAAGAGAACAGAACTTTTATATCCAGCCGTCCAGGATGTATTTTATGCAGATTAGATGAAATGGAATCATGGGCTTATTTGGATGATCTATTACCTTAAGTAATTATATACTCAATTTTAAAAGTTAGAATTATGAAAAAATATTTAACAGACAAAGAAAAAGAGGAAAGAATGAATTACCTTACCATTCATAAATGTAAAAACGAGGATGAACGTAAAGAGTTAAAAGAATTATGTGATTGGTATTTTAAGGATACTCCTACATTAACTATGTCTTTTTCTTTAACAGAAGAAGATCTTCGGGTAACAATGGAAAGGGACGTGGAGTTGTCGGCGGTAGCCGGAGCGGTAAAGAATCAACACCATAAGAAGAAAATTTGAAAGGTTATGACCGACAGAGAACTTCTTGAAGAAAACAATAAGATGTTAAAGGAAATTCTAAGTTTTGTGAGAAAAGTTGATTCTGCTGAATACAGGGATCATCAAGACTTTATGGAATTTCTTAGAAATGTGGCAGCCGATATATGGGTAGAATATACGGAGCCTGAACAAAGAAGTAAGTTGTTTAATTTAATAAATAAAGAAAAATGAAAACAGTTTTTGATTTAAGCAGAGATGAGATTGTGGCATTGACAGACGAAGAGATAAGTCTGTATATAGACAAAGAGCTTGTTGGTAAGGGTATTCCAATTGAAGCTAAAAATTGGAATATAAAGAACGAAAAAGAAGTCGTGTATCCAAGAACTGGAGTTCCAGTATTTATGTTAAAAGATGTCGGCATCGGTTTTAGAACCATAGAAGGTGCAACTGAGGTGGCTAATTTGCTTGTTAAATATAATGCATTTAAAATAGAATCAAGGTTTCTGACAGGATCGTATGAACAGTTTTGGATCATAAAAGAAAGTGTTTGCCCGGCTATTAAAGGGGAAGCGGGGTATAGCAAAGAAGAGTTTGATAAGGTAAACAAGGAAAACAAAGATCCAGAATTGGAAAGTATAAATTCCTTCAATAACACTTTGAAAAATGCCAATGAAATTAAAGACAGGGTGTTGAAATACGTGTACAACGTAAAACAAGAGCGTTCATATAACAATGACCTGGTTGGCATCTTTGAAAGGTATAAAGATATAGCAGATGGTGATATGGAGGTAGCTATGAATTTTATTAAGGAAGCCTATCCATTCAATGAAGAAACAGAGTCGTTTATCAGAAAAAAGTTTGACATGCCTATACCGGACGAATCAAAAGAGCAGTAATTAAGCTAAATTAAATCATTTTGAATCTTTTTTATTATCAAAAGACATATCTTTGCCCAAAAAAAACAAACATAATGGAAGAAAAAGAGATAAAAGAAGCTATGATTGAAGCCCTGACGCACTTAGAGGGGTGTAAGTATTTCGTGGCTACGATAGTAAATGAAGAGGAAAGAAGATTTGATATGAGCCAAAGAATGTCACAGCATCAATTGGCGTTAGTTATAAAAGGCATCTTATCCAACAATGAGATGATGATGATGGACGTTTTGCAGTGGTGTTCTGAAAGATTTAAAAATAGTATAGAGAAAGGAAAGAAATCAACTAATTAAATATTAATACAATGAATCGCTGGTTTGAAATTACGGTAAAAGCCGAGATTGATAATATCGAGAACGGCAAAAAAAAGAAAGTAACTGAAAAGTATTTAGTGGATGCCTTGTCTTATACAGAGGCAGAATCAAGATCTTTAGAGATTTTCAAGGATTTATTTAAAGTATTCGATATTGTTAAAATAAATCCTATTAAAGTGTCGGAAATCTTCTTCAATGGAGAAGCTGAGTACTGGTATAAGTGTAAGGTAAATTACATTACACTGAATGAAAAGAAAGGTAAAGAAAAGAAAACTCCATGCTATATGTATGTCCAGGCCGGCAATCCTAAGGATGCCGAAGCTGTGTTAACTAAAGGTATGCAGGGCACGTTAGGAGACTGGAATTGTGAGTCTATTGCAGAAACGAAAATCATTGAAGTGTTTAAATACGATCTGCAAAAAGGCGTAGAAAAATTGGGAGAAAAGAAAACTGATGATTGATGTTGTTTCCCGTGTAGCACTTGCGACGGCAATTGTATTATTGGTAGTAGCAGGTGCTACTTTGCTGATAGTGATTAAGACCGAAGAAGTACCGAGATGGTTAATGAACTTACCATATACGTTATCTTTAACGGCAGTATCCTTTTCAAGCATATCACTTGTATTGAAATATAAAGAGTGGAAAAGAAATTGTACGTCTGCGAAAGATGTGGACGAAAAGTAATGATAAGAAGTCATGGCTTATGCCAGGCTTGCAGGAGCAAAGAGTTGACTCCGAAGAAAAAAAACAGAATTACATCCATTAAAAACAGCAGCAAGAAGAAAAAGTTAGAAAACCCGGATTTATCCGGGTTTTTTCGTCTTATGCTGGAAGAGTTGAATACTATTCGAATGTCTATGACTGGTAAGGCTATTCATTTTCCTACAGTATGTAACGTCTGTCACATACTTCCGAAAAGGTTATATAAGTCGGTTGCCACTTGCAGAGATAATATAGTTTTCCTTCATGAATCGGAGCATACGGTATTCGACATGTATCTTGACCGGATGGAATTTGATAAACTTGAAACAGAATTTCCTTTTGTATGGAAGTATGCGGTAAAGAAGGTACTGGATATGGAAAGCAGGGGAATGATTAAAGAAAGAGGTAGATTAATTATTGAAATAATTGATAGATATGAGAAAACTTTATAAAATAAGAATAGAAGCTGACGATGAAACTATCTTTTATGCTCACATACAAAGAGAGAGTTATGGCAAGGATATAGCTATCGTAGTGAAAGATAGAGATCAAGATGAAGTGGAAACAGTGTTACATTGTATTAAAGAAGAATTGATTAGAGGAAGATCATGAAAGAGAAAATAAAAATATTGACAGATTTAGGGTTTGTCCCTATGGTAGAAGGAGAAGGAAATACGTTGTTTAGAATGAACGATGTTGTGATGTCGGTGTCAGATCCTAACCAAACACCAGAGCAGTTGAAGAAGGAGGTTATGTCTTTAATAAAGAACAGAGACATAGCAGAAAGAGGTGGACAGGTTCCAGTAGTTAAAGAGCCGGCGCCTGAGCCAGAGCAGGACCAGAAGGAGGAACCGGAAGCTCCGGCGGAGGAAGCCGCTCCTAACCCTGGAGAAGAAGATTTGAATCCGTTTACAGAAAATCAGGAAACGTTAGAACCGTTTTATATCTGTGATGAGTTAAAGAAGATCGAGACTCCCAAATTCGTAAGATTGACATTAGACGGTAATCGTTTTTATGTAAGAAAGATGGACGATGGGACAGCCAAGATATATGCTTCGGTAACAACCATGATCAGAGACGGATTCGTAGATGACAAGACGGCTCTTCAAGAATGGAGGCAGGAGATGAGGATGATTGGTCGCAATCCGGAAGAAGTATCAGAATATGATGCAGATAAAGGAACGATCATGCACTACCTATACGGATTGTACTTGACAGGTAGAGATATGGTCTTAAATCGAAGTTTTATAGTTAAGACAGTGCAAGAAGGCAAGCTTAAGATATCGAAAAAGAATCTTGACAAATTCTTTGGTAGCATAGATGATCTTGACGATATGATTGTTAGGGTTATGAAGTTTGCTAAATTTTGTTCGGAGTATAAGGTTAAGCCGATGATGATTGAAAGAATATTATCATTAGAAGATTATTTGGTAGCTACGCCGATAGATGCGATGGTTAAAATGACATTCAAATACAAAGAAGAAGGTTATTTTGGAGCCGTGTATCAAAGGGCTACGGGGCAGTTCAAAAAAGGCGATCCGAAGAAGGAAGTGAGAGAAGTGGAGAAAGAAGAGATTGTTATCTTAGATTTTAAATCGGGTGACATACGAAATGAACATGCTTTTCAGTTGGAGGCTGAAAGGAGAATGGTTAAAAACTGGTACGGAATTGATGCACGTATTATGAATTTTTCTCCAAAAAGCACGAACAGTAAAGGTTATACGCTAAAAGAATGGTCTGATAAAAATGCTGCTATGGAGAAGGCAGACTGTGTATTCCAACAAGGGATGTTGAATCACCTTAGAAAAGATAAGAGGTTTAAGGTAAGAAAAGGAGTGCTGAATATCAATAAGCCATACAATGAAGAGGATCATATTGTTGTATATGATATTGCTGAGGAAATGTCTAAAAGATTCGTAATATGAGTGATATTGTTATTCCTGAAGGAGATTATGTGGAAATCGTAAAACCGATATGTATCAATCCTTTTGGTGATTATTTTATTAACATCAAAAGGGGGTCAAGATTAAGATTATCGAAAGATTTGAAAATAGGGGATAAGTATGCAATATGCATACTCACATCTTACGAGAAATATGGCAAGAATGTTAATGTAGTAATGCCTATACTGGTTAGAAACACAAGAAGAGTATGAAAAGAAAAATTAGAAGAACCGGGGAGATAATAGACGTAATCACCTTCAGCGGCTCAACTATAAGAAGCGACTATGACAAAATACAATTCTATGACAGCAAAGGAAGTGTGATAAATGAGAGTTTAAATTATTATCTCGATACCCTTCCTGTGGATGATGAAAACAAAGACGTAGACTGGGAACAACGTAGATTCGATCTTGTTAAGGCTTATTCTATTGAGTTTATCAAAACACTGCATAGAAAAGGAGAGATAGATTGCGGAGTATATGTACCAGATGTGGTGTCATGGTCTATAACTATAGCAGATAGAATCATAGAAGCAATGAGAGGAGTTCAAAATGCTTGATTTCAGAAGATACGAAAACGTACCTCGGTTTCAACTTGACCGCAGGCCCGGAAGGAGCCGACTGAAGCTAACCTGCCCGGCTTGCGGAAAAAGCCGGTGCCTCACTCCTTATATTGATGTGGCAACAGGTCAGGTTGTTGGCAACGAGTTCGGAAGATGCGATCATGAACGGACTTGCGGTTACGATAAACGACCTACTGGTAAGGATGTAGGTGACAAAGATCTTTGGATTTCAGGAAACAAGTGTATAAGAGCTTATCGCCCTCCTGTAAATCCTGACGTTGTAAATTACATACCTTTTAGCGAGTTTGAGAGGACTGTAGTTCCAGACGATAGAAACACTGTATTTAGATTTTTATCATCTCTATGGGGAAAAGAAAGGGTGTCTGATGTATTCAGGAGGTATCATGTAGGAACAATGGACTTATGGGGATGGAAAGGATGTTGTATATTCTGGCAGATAGACAAAGATTTTGTATGCAGAACCGGCAAGATCATGGACTTTTATATAAAAACCGACGGCCAGGGGAATGAGATTGATGTAAAAAGAGTGAAGGAAAAAGACGGCGACAATGAGCGGCCTCATGTTATGTTTTATCACTCGTTGCATGCAAGAGACTTCTTGTTTAGACAATGCCTGTTCGGAGAGCATCTTCTAAGCCAGTATCCGGATAAGGTGGTTAATTTGGTGGAATCAGAAAAGACGGCTATTATATGCGCTGTGAATAAACCAGATGAGTTATTTGTAGCTACCGGTGGGTTGCAGAATCTAAGGCCGGAAGTGATAGATGTCTTAAAAGATAGAAAGACTGTAGCTTTTCCGGACAAAGGACAAGCATTTGAGACATGGAGTAAAAAGATAGATGGGATGATGATGAAGTCAAGGATAAAAGTATCGGACTATCTTCAAAATGTTGAAAATGTAGGAGACGGAGATGATGTGGCAGATTTGATAATTAGTAACAAGGTAAAAGAAAAACAGTATGAGCCTGGATGTTTATATTAAGAACAAGAAAAAAGAAGAGGATCGTGAATGGGTTGCAAACATCACCCACAACATGAACAAGATGGCACAAAGAATATTCGTATCAGAAAATAAAGAAACGCTGTACGATTATGTTTGGAGACCAGAAGAATTGGGTAGGGAAATAGATACCGATGAGATGAAGAATGTACTTACAAAAGGTATATGTGTTATGATCTCTAAGAGAAAAAGTCTTTTGAGATACGAGCCGGAAAACGGATGGGGGTCTTATGATTCATTTCTTAAGTTTCTTATCAAATACAAAGAGGCGTGTGAAGATCATCCGGGTTATATAATTGAAGCAAGTAGATAACAACATGGAAAATTATAAAAATACTTTAAACGAGGTAGTGGTGATCGAATCATCACCAGAAACGTATTTTGTTTACGCTATTCGTAATGCTATTCGTATCTCTAAATGTGCGTATCCGACAGCCAAGAAAGTAATTTTCAAAAGAGAGGACGTAGAGGTAGAGATTTCGGAAATGGAAACTGAAAACAGTTTGTATGAAAAGTTTAAAGAAAAACAAAAGAATAGGGTATGGAACTTAATGAGCGCCAACAACGGGTTTTAAGAGGCGAAATTTGTCCTTATTGCGGAAGAGAAACCGAGTTGATCAATGCCGATAAAATATATAGCAGAAAAGGCTTAGGGATGGTTATGATGTGCAAACCATGCAACGCTTATGTCGGTGTTCATGAATCAGGGCCGAATAAGGGAAAAGCTAAAGGCCGGCTTGCGGGGCCATCACTGAGGTCTCTTAAGATAAGAGTCCATGCTGAACTTGATAGACTGTGGTCTACGCCGGAGGAACGGGAAAGGATGTATAAAGATTTATCTGAATTTCTCGCTATACCAGAAGAGTACACACATATAGGTATGTTTGGAGAGAAGACAATGGGAAAAGTATTTCAGTTCTGTCATGTAAACAAAGAACGATCAGGTTCGAGAATAGAATGGCATAAGCCTGGAGATAAGTGCCCTAATAAGAACAATCAAATAGTGTCAGGAAGTAGCGCATGTAGAGGATGTCCTGAGTATCTTCATGATGAGAAAGACGGGTATGTCTGGTGTGATCCTGATATGAGCTACGGCAGGTTGAAATAGGGCGCGAATTGCCTATCTTTGTGCTATTATTAATCAAAAAAAATATAAGCACATGGGCAGATCAACAGAGTACTACAGGACTCATCCCGAAGCCAGGAAGAAAAAGGCTAAAAAGGACAAGGAGATAAATGCCAGACCGGAACAGAAAGCCAAACGCCGGGAGCTTGGTCGTAAAAACTACGAAACGGACAAGAAGAAAGGCAAAAGCTGGAGGAAAGGCAAGGATTGTTCTCATACCAAGAATGGTCTTAGGTATAAATCAGTAAAAGCTAATAGGGGATCCAAATCGGATACAAAAGGTGACAAAAATGCAAGAGGGTCTGAAAAATAAAATAGATATAAGAAGGATATTCAAAACCTCTAAACAGGTTATGGAAGAGGCGTATGAGAATATCTTGAAATACAGGCGGGGAGAGCTTATCCCCGCTAAAACCGGATACGATTATATTGACGAGGCTTTGCTTGGAGGTATTTTTCCTCAGCACGCTATTGCCATAGGAGCCCGGCCATCTGTAGGTAAATCGTATGTGGCCCAAAAGATATTGGAAAATGTGATGAATCCGATGATCAACCCGCAAGCAGAAGATTATTTTCTTGTTAATTGCGAGTTCGAAATGAATCCTCAAGATCTTCTTCTTCGCAGAATGAGCCAGGATATGAAAAAGCGAGCTCCCGAAATATTAAGAAGGCAAGATTCTAATACAGTAGAAGAGATGAGGATGTTTGAAATCCTTCAAGGTGAAATCAGAAATAATATAATATACATCGATGCTCCGTGTACGGTAAAAGAGTTTGAGGCGGCTGTGTATCATATAGCGACCAAACACAAAGACAAACGTCTTATAATATTTAAAGTCGATCATATTGCTTTGATAAAAAGAATGGGATTGGATCCTAAGTCGGCTATAGATGATTTGGTGGCGGTTATGAACGAAGCTAAATTAGTATATAAAAACATATTTTTCCTCATCATATCCCAATTCAACAGAGAGATAGAAGGAAGGATAAAAAGCCCACAAGAGCAGCCTCCGCGTCTTTCTGATTTTTACCAATCTGATACGCTGGGTCAGTTATGTACGTTAATGATAGGTTTGCACAATCCTCGTAGGTACGGGCTGGATAAGTATATGATATTTGGGAAAGATTGGTATCAGACTCTTGATAGGTTTAAAACTGAAAACAAAACATCATTCAGGACAGCCGGACTGGTGTTTCATCATATACTGAAGGTAAGGCAAGTTAGTATGGAAGAGCTTACTAATACAATCCACCCAGAGATCCTGCCGGGGCATGGATGGATGTACGGAGAGGGCGGGACGAAGTTCGTGAACCCCAACCAGCCGCCGACGCCGCCTAAGCTCTATACTGTGGAAGACGTTACGGACAATCAGGAACAAGAACAAGAGACAAAAGAAGAACAGTCATTGTATTAAAAAAAATAAGAACCATGAGACTGACAGTAGAAGAAAACGAATACCTGATAAGTAAGTTCCTTTTGGTTCTTACTGAGTTTGCAGGAGATGAAAGAGAGATGTTTTTAATCAACTCCATACATGATAAGGCGGTGGCGGATATGAATTATCGTCTTCCGTCTTTAATAAGCAGAGAACGTAAAAGACGAGTCATTGAGCTCCTTAAAGAAGGAACCAGAATAATCAAGGACTTTTCCGGCTATGCAGGTGATATGGGTATGATTAACGAATACGATCGCCTAAAGAAAGAAATAGGAACCGTCCAAGACCAGCTTGGTGACGTAGAAGGTCAACTTCGGGCAGCAGGAGAAGTTATTAAAAAAGAACTTGATATGATTGCTGACCGAATCAAAGAAGATCTTCTTGATCGAGAACTGGCTAAAAGTAATGCCGAGGCTGAAAGAAAAGCCAAAGTGGATCCGAGATACGAAGTAGCTTTAGGTGATTACAAGGAGATGCTGGAAGTGATTTTTACAACCAGAAACAAGTATTCTACGGTAGATTCTGTACATGACGATCTTCGACAGTCGGTATCTACCGGTAGAAATTCGATTATCAAAGAAGGGTACAACAGTTAAAAACAAGGAGGAAATATGGAAAAGAAGGAATTTAAAGTAGGAGAAGTGTTTGATGCCGGACTTGTGAGATTAAAATGTGTGGATGCTCCAGAGCCAGACTTAGGATGTGAAGGATGTATATTTAACGACCACATTACATGCGGGTCGGTAGATGTAGTCGCAGGCCCGTGTAATCACGTAGAGAGGGAGGATGGTAAGGATGTTATTTTTATTAAAGCTGATTAGGCATGTACATCAATTTCAGACAACTTGCAGCATCAGACATGACCCCTAATGATCTGGCTAATCTTCTTGCTATAAGACAGAAGGATACGGTTATGATCGAAGCCATGCTGGAAAAAGATGCTGGGAGGTATATAGAGCTTGGCCTGGTTGAGAAATTAAAATCAGGTGTGATGAGATTAACCAACAAAGGAACGTCTTTTGTGAATTATATAGAGACACCGGAAATGGCGGACGAGGTCCTAGAAACGTTGAAGATTATGATAGGAATGTACGAATCATATTCAAAAGACATAGGTGTCAGCAGAAAAGAAGCGGAATCCAGATTATGTTGGTTTATGGGTAACACCTCATTCAAGAAAGAGGTCATACTTCAGGTAACGGAATCTTATATAGCAGAGTCAGGAGATTATACGATGAGCTTATGTAACTTCATATGGAAACCGCCTTCTCAGGCTTTTTCAGTCCATATGAACCTTAAAAATTCAAAGCTCTTTGACTTAATAGCTGAAAAATTTAAGATCGCTACCGAGCCTTATTTGGAGTCTAAGAAGAATAAGGAAATGGATTGGTTGTTTGCCGTATCTAAATTGCCTACGCCGCCGGCTAAAGGCAATCCGGATTATTTGTTTACCGGAAGTTCTGAAACAGACAAAGAGCGATTGAAAAACATAAAAACATACTTATTTAACAAAATTAGAAAGCAATGGAAAAAGTAAGAATCAGAAAGATAATAGAGGATATAATTATTACTCAGTTTCTTAATTCGGAAATGGATATAGTTCATGAAGAAGATGTGTCGTTTAAAGAACTTGGATTAGACTCTATTGATCGAATTGAGCTTGATGCGATGGTGGAACAAAAATTCAATATTGTTATTATTGATTATGATATGGAGACCATCAAAGATATGACTGATCTTGTTTACAAAATAATAACAGAAGGGTATGGGAAGTGATATAATTTTATGCATGGCTTTAATAGCGTCATTTGCTTTTGTTATACAGTTTTTGTTGTCGATATTAGGATCTGATCTGGATACGGATATTGACATTAACAGCGCTTCTGATTTAAGCATGTCTTTGTCGGACATCATATCATTCAAGGGCATAACACATTTTATTCTTGGATATAGCTGGACCACATACTTTTCGGGTTCCCATTTAGTAGGGGTCGTAATAGGGTCGTTTTTCTTTATCGTTTTGTTTTATGTATATAAGTTACTTCTTAAGTTAAAGCAAGAAATGGTGTACGAATGTCCGGAAGATTTAAATGGCAGAGAGGTGGAGATAGTGTTTAGATCAGGGAAGAATCATTATATGGTAAATATTGTGAAAAATGGAAGACAAGAGCAAATGAGAGTAAGATGCTTGTCTGGAAAAAATTACAAAAACGGTGACAAGGTGAATATAAAATACGAAGAAGGAGAATTAAGCATCTAATTTTTTTTTATCAACAATTAAATTTTAAAAGTTATGACAATAATCATGTACGTGTCAGCTATTTTAGCTGTAGTGATTATTTTGACAATCATCGGAGTCTTATCAAGGTATCGTAGATGTAAGCCTAATCAAGTCTTGGTCGTTTATGGTAAGACAGGTGGGGAAAAGAAATCGGCGAAATTATATCATGGTGGAGCGGCATTCGTCTTGCCTATTATTCAAAGCTATGATATTTTGTCTATGGAGCCTATGCAAATAGATTGCAAGCTTACCGGTGCTTTGTCATCTCAGAATATTAGAGTAGATGTACCTACGACCATTACAGTAGCTATCAGTACAAATCCCGAAATCATGCAAAATGCGGCAGAAAGACTTTTGGGGATGGATACCGAATCTACTGAAAATCTTATTACGGACATCGTTTACGGTCAGATGCGTTTGATTATTGCTGAAATGACAATCGAAAAACTTAATTCTGACAGGGATGAGTTTTTGGATAAGGCAAGAAAGAACATTGATAACGAGCTTAATAAGTTAGGTCTTTACCTCCTGAACATCAACATCAGTGACATCAGAGACGAAGCCGGTTATATTATGAACCTTGGTAAGGAGGCTGAAAGTAGGGCTCTGAACGAAGCACAGGCTAATATCGAAGAACAGGAGAAACTGGGTGCTATTAAGATTGCTGTACAGCAAAAGGAAAAAGAAACGGCTGTAGCTAATACCCAAAAAGAGCAAGAGATTCAAATTGCCTATACTGAAAAAGAAAAGGAAACGGTAGTAGCTGAAACAAAGAAAGAAAAAGAAGTAGCTTTGGCTTTAACCGATAAAGAAAAACAGATCGGTGTAGCTCAAGCCGATAGAGATAGGGCTGCGGTTATTGCAAAGACTTTGGCTGATAAGGAATCAGCGATCGCAAGATCTAAGGCAGAACTTGAAGTAAACAAAGCTGAAGCCGAAAGAATGGAAGAAGTCGGGAAGAATAAAGCTGAAGCTGATAAACAAGCAGCTATAGCAATACAAGACTCTGAAGCTCAGATTAAGAAAGCTGAGGCTGAGAAAAATGCTTCTGTAGGCTACAACAATGCTCAGAAAGAGGTTGCTGTATCAGAATCAGAGCTACAGGTTATCAAAGCTCAATCAGAAAAGAAAGCCGGAGAAGAGAGAGTTAAATCGGAAGCGGCTGTAAAAACAGCAAAAGAGCTTGCCGACAAAGAAGTGGAAGAAGCTAAGGCTAAGAAAGTTCAGGCTGCGCTTAAGGCTGAAAAGATTGTGCCGGCTGAAACCCAGAAGGAAGAGGCTATATTACAAGCTGATGCTGAGGCAGAGAAGATCAAACGCCGGGCTGAGGCTGAGGCGGCAGCACATTTGGCAAAAGCTGAGGCAGAGGCAAAGGCTATTCAGATGAAACTGGAGGCAGAAGCCGAAGGTAAGAAAAAGTCGTTAATGGCAGAAGCCGACGGATTTAAGGCTATGGTGGAAGCAGCAGAATCCAATCCTCAGATCGCCATCCAGTACAAGATGGTTAATCAGTGGAAAGAAATTGCCGGAGAACAGGTTAAGGCATTTGAGCACATTAACCTCGGAAATATCACGGTATTTGACGGCGGTCAGAACAGTACCGGTAATTTTCTTAACAATGTTGTTAAGACCGTCGCTCCGGCATTGGGAGTCATTGATCAGCTTCCGATTGCAGATACTTTAAAGAAGTTAAAAGGAGATGACAAAAAATAAATACAATGGCCCAAGGTTACACTTGGGCCTAATTGAAGAAGCAAAAGCAGCATTCATAGATTTCCTGCCGGCAGGGACAGTGATTTTAAGTGCTTTACTAATTACGATATTTTTAACATGGATTTTGGACAAGATTTAGAACCAGAAGAACTGACCAAGCATTATGATCGGTGTTATAACCCCAAATAGTATTAACCCAATATAATTCTATTATAAAAGTTTAATACATCTCTTTCAGAGATCGGGTTATTAGCCTAAGCCTTGAAACAGAGGCTACGTTATTTGAGAATAAATAGTTACCAAGGAATGTTTATCCAAGTTTCTTGCTCTAAGGATGGTGATTAAACAGGAGTAGTGTATTTGACGAAACAGTGTTGCCATTATATAAAACCTCTTATAACATTGGCGATGGGTACTTACAGGAGAAATCCTGACTTATCCCTAACGGGATTTACATCTACCAAGGAGACCGGAAGGTCTCCGAGGGGATGTATTAAAACATATGAATAGCTTTAAATATATTTAATAGAATATGAGATATGGAATTGATTTTGAAACAGAAGAAGAGGAGGATGAAGAGTATGACTGACGAGGAATTTGTATTGGATAATAAGAAAAAGATTATAGTAAGAAAAAGAATATCTTATTTAAACAAAGGGGATAAAGTGTGGATTGTGTCTTCCGACGGGTATCTGCTACACACGGACGTGGTTAGAGCCGAACGCGGACGGTCTTATGTGGATATAGACGGTATCCTGTATTGGAAACGAGGATTGGATGGCAAGCATCGTAATCGTAATAACTACATGCAGTTTGCCATGACACCAGAAGACGGTAAGAAGTATGTCGTATATTACCCGGAAGGATTTAAAGACAATGACTTATGATGGTCCCGGAAACGCATTTGCTATATAAGGAGTTTAATGGTGTGAAACGTCTTGCCATATCTTATTCCCAGATAGACACGTTTCTTACCTGTCCAATGAAATGGTATAAAACTTACGTGGAGGGCAAAAGGTCTACGGAAAAACAAGAAGCTACGTCTTATGGTACAGTTATTCATAAGACACTGGAATACTTCTTCAAGAACGGAAGACAGCCTTCTGGCAAAGACCTGGGGGAAGCTATAAGTTACTATGCTTACCAAGAAGACATACCTTGGCAATCACCGGAAAATATGATGATAGCCATGAAGCAATCTGGAGAGCTTCTTGCTTGGATTGTGGATCTGTTTAAAAAAGACGGCAATAGGTTTATGATAGCTGATAGTGATCTTAATCCCTGCGAGAAACTTATCAGACACGGCGCTATAGTTGGAGTCGAAGAAGATTTTGTGCTGCCGTACCGTCTTCCTAAGCCTGTTAACATAAATGGAGTAATTCATACTCATGTGTACATAGTAGGATCGGTAGACCTTCATCTGGCTATAAAAAGCAAGAACGTAGTTCACCATTATGTCATAGATTGGAAATCAGGTAATAAGGTTTTTGATTCTAAGAAGTTGGAAACGAATTTACAGCATCCTATATATTCATTTTACATCTATAGAAAATATGGTGGAGTTCTTCCAGATATGAACATCTATTTCTTTACCAGGACCAGGCAGTACCAAAAGGTTAAGGTGGATGAGGAACGTAAAACAAAATCTATAGAGATGCTAAATGACACTTTGTCTAAAATGTATGATTTTGAAGATAATAGTGTAAAATCATTTCAAGCGTACATCCAGGGAGCAGAAGGAGCCAGGTATAGCAAGCGGCGTGCCACCCTAAGCCAGCCTGTTCCGCAAAACAAACAACCCTACCCGTCAGCACTGTGTTATTATTGTGACTTTGGATTACATAACAAAAACGAATGCCCTTTCTCTTCGGATTGGGATCCGTCTAAAAAGATAAAACGATGAAATACGATGATGTTCAAAAGTTAAGAACAAAATACCGGCAAGATCCGGAAGTTATAAACTTGACATACATGAGAGACGTTGCTGTACGATGCGGGAATTTCAAGAAAGCGTTTGAGCTTCAGGAGAAGCTGGAGGATATATGGTTCAACTATTTAAAAGGAGTGTAATGAAAGAAGATCTAATATGTGGAGTAGCGATCCTTTTGTATTTAGTTTTATTATACTTGCTCACGACAGCTTTCATAAAAACAGGTAGAGCAGTAGATCGTTATAAGATAAAGAAGAAAACTGACAAAATCAAAGTAGGTCAAAGATACGAACATAAGAACTACTTTGAGGATCCATTTGAAAGAGGCAAGCATGTGATTAAGATATTAGACATAAAAGAAGGGTACGCTCTATATGAGTACGAAGAAAAACTATATATACGTTCTTCTGTGAGTCTTGAAGATATTGCTAAAAGATATGTTTTAATTACTGATATAAAATAAGGGATTATGGAAAAGAAAGTCACAATCAAAGAAGGGATGGATATTTTTTACAAAAATGCAGGGAAAGGTATATGGGTCTATATTGGACTTTTTGGAAATAAAGTGCTATCCATTTTAAAAAACAAAGGTGTTATTGCATGCGAAAACGATGCTGAATATTGCGTGTTGATGGATGGAGAAGATCATTTCATAAGTATAGCAAAAGACATGAGTCACGACTATTGTTGTGAGTACGTTGTAGAAAGAGCAGAAGCCTACAGAGACTACCCCTCCAAAGGTGCTACATGCAGTGTATGCCTGTTTGAAGATAATGAGAATAAAGCAAGGGAGATGTTGAAAGAGGCGATAATAGAACTTTCAAAAAATAATATAATAGATTGTGATGGGCTTTGAACTTAGACCTTACCAGAAAGAAGCAGTAGATGCCGGGCTTGAGTTTCTTACAGGAAGATCTAAAAAGCCTGGCATAATAGTAGCCCCATGCGGAGCGGGTAAGAGCCTTCTGATATCCAAGATAGCACATGAGATAAATAGACCAACGTTAGTATTGCAGCCATCAAAAGAAATTCTGGAGCAGAATTATGCTAAGGCTGTATCGTTTGGCTCCGAACCTACTATATACTCTGCCTCATGTGGCGTAAAGGAAGTATCGGCTATGACTTATGCTACACTTAAAAGCATAAAGAAAGACGTAGCAAGGTTGAAAGATACAGGGATAGATACCTTATTGATAGACGAATGTCATTCAGGATATTCTCCTGAAGAAGGTTCTGAATTTATGGAGTTTATGAGCGAGTTTCCCGAGGCGAAGGTGCTGGGCTTCACCGCCACTCCCTGCCGCCTCAGAGCCTACAGTTCCATGCTGGAAGGAAACTATAGCAAACTTAATATGCTGACAAAAGACGAGCATAACTTCTTCAAGAAGTTAGTTCATGTAATACAAATACAAGAGCTAACTTCTCAAGGTTTTTGGTGTCCACTTAAGTACGAACGATGGTCATTTGATGAATCGGCTCTGATGCTAAACAGTACCGGAGCCGAATATACCAACGAATCTATTAAAGAAAGCATCGTACGAAATGGCTTAAACAACTCTATCTACAAGCGTCTTCTTCAGCTTATGAACGAGCGTAAAGCCATTTTGGTTTGTATGGATTCTATCGAATCATGTAATAGAATATCAGAGTTTATGAATGCCAAAATGGGAGCCATAACCGGTGTCGTAACATCGCTAACAACCAAAAAGAAAAGAGAGCAAATCATATCAGATTTCAAAGAAGGTAAGTTGAAGGTGGTTTTTAATTATTCAACGCTTGCTACCGGATTTGATTTTCCTGAACTTGATTGTGTGATGTTTGGTCGACCTACTTTCTCATATTCAACGTATTACCAAATATTAGGCCGCGCCGTCCGCATCCATCCTGATAAGAAAGAGGCGCTGATAGTTGATTGCTGCGACAACATGAGACGTTTTGGTCGGATAGAAGACTTGACGATCGAACAATTTCCTTCTAAGGGCTGGTGTATGTTTGCCGGCAATCAACTTCTGTCCAATATAAGGATGGGTGATATTATTACCAAAGACGAAATTCTTCGCCGGGCAGCCTCACTTAAATCTGTGAATGGAGATGGTAGGAGAGAAGACGATCTTGACAGCATAATAATGTGGTTTGGAAAATATGAAGGAATTAGATTCAAGGACATACCGGTGTCGTATTTTAGGTTCTTGGCTGAGAATATGGCAGTAAAACCGGGAGATAGGAAAGAAAAGATTATCGAATATTATAATAGGATAAAGGCATGAACAACAAGAGAAGAAAAAAAATATCGGATGTTATCAAAAACGTAAATAAGTATAAAACAGATTTTGAATACATCAAATCAAAGTTATCGGAGTTGAAGTACAACATAAATTCAGCCAAGGATGATGTTGATATGATTTTAGATGAAGAGACTGAGGCGAGAGATAATATACCGGAATCGTTACAAGACTCAGAAAAATATTGGGAATCAGATCAGGCTGTAACTGATATGGAAGAGGTGGTTGATGACATGGAAGGCATTATAAACGATTTAGATGATGTGATTTCAACCATAGATGGGAACATCAAAACCATAAATGGTTCTATAAAAGTAAATTTAGAAGAAATAATGTGAGTCCATAAAAACACTATAAGTAAAATTTAACACTATAATCTTTTATTAATGTATCATGATGTATATATTTGCATCATGATATTTTTTTTAGTGTTATATTTCATGAAAACAAATGTTACAATGGTATCGAAAGATCGGGAACTGTTTGGTGTTATAATTAAACAAGATACCAAAACATCATTTATGTCCTTAACAGACTTACAAGAGGCTTATACGAGAAAAAGGATAGAAATGGGATGGAATGAAAAGAGAATAGAAAACATTCTGTCCAACAAAGAAAGTGCTGAACGAATATACTATATCCTTGAAAAACAAGGATATACAATAGAAGCAGGATTTCCTGGTTTTATCCAATCTGTTGAAAAAGAATCACTTATAAAAGTGATGAAAAAGATGGGGGCTTATAAAACTATGGGAAGAGGAGAGAATAGGAGAACGATGTGCAATCCTTATATATGGGTTCTTGTAGCTATGGAGCTTAACCCTATGCTGTATGCTGAAGTAGTAACATGGTTGACGGACAAACTTATTTTAAATAGGATAGAGGCAGGAGATAAATATAATGTCCTATCAAGGGCTATATCAAGATTTCCTGATGCAGATTATACAAGAATGGCTAAAGGCCTCAATTGGATCGTTTTTAACGAACATGAGAGCATGATAAGAAACAGAGCAACTCAAGAGCAGTTAAAAGAACTTGAAATGCTTCAATCCAATCTTGCATTTTGTATAGAAATGGGAACCATATCTTCTTTTTCCGATTTAATAAACATGATGGGGACTATATATAAGAAAAAGTGGGGATCGGGAGCAGTGTCTTCTAAAAATATAAAATCTTAAAATAATGGAAACAAGTGAATTAAGGGAAATACTTAAATTGTATGGTCTTCAGCATGATGTTGTTATCAACAAAAGTTCAAAAAGGTATTCTATTGTCTTAGATAATAACATAATAGGAACCAATCACGCTGAAGAGAGGGTGGTTGTATTCCGTCCTATACCAGAAGGGAAAAACACGTTCTGCATGGAACGAGATAGGTTCTATACGGAGTTTGAAGAGGCTTTTGATGATGATAAGGCTATAGAAGCTGTAAGACAATATTTTGAAAACAATAAAAACAGAAAGTCATGAACGAAAACGAAATATTTAGGTTGAAGGGCAGAATAGCCATATCTAACCTATCACGTGAGGATAAGAACATGATAAATAGCATCCTTGATGGTGTCAACAAAAAGGATGAAGAGGAAAAAGGATATGTCTATACCGTGAGAGTAAAACTAAACAACGGAAAGGTTGTATATGCTACTTTATTTTTTAAAAGCAAGACCGGTCCTACATTTGAAGACTTAAAGAGGGAGCTTGATGATGTGGGAGTTAAAAATGACGATTATAGCAATAACGGCACAATCATCATTAACCGCATTGTTATGAGCGGAGAAGAATTTGATCGCTTTATAGGCGAAGAATAAAATAATGGGCTATATTATTATACTAATTGATTAAAACAACGATAAAACGATGGAAAAGATGGACAATAATACTAAAAACATCCTTTATCCAAAAGGATCTATTTTTCGTACATTGAAAGATGATAAAATAGATAAAAGTACTATAATGTACAAAGGATCTATAGTAGTTGCAGTAACAAATATAAAAGAAAATGACAAGTTTGCTGAAGTTTGTTACAATGGAAACACAATTATTATAGAAACAGATATTATGGAACTTGTTCTTGTAGGAGATCCAGAAAAAAGTACTTCAATAAAATCAGTGAAAAATGACATCATTGACGACAAACTACGATGGGATTTGCTTCCGATGGAAGAGATTGAGGACATTGTAAAAGTCTATCATGCCGGAGCCAAGAAATATGGGCCTAATAATTGGCAGAATCTTGACAATGGCTTTGAACGGTATCGTGCGGCGGCTGCCAGGCATATAATGGCATACCTGAAAGGAGAGAGAACGGATAAAGAGACGAACGTGCACCATTTAGCTGCGGCTGCATGGAATGTGATAACTATGTTGTGGTATGATAAACACGGAAAAGGATTAATACCATTAAATAAGGAGGAAAAGAAATGACAAAAAAACAAATGATTCAACTGTTAGACGACGAGCTTGATGCAATGAACAAACATAGAAGTAATATTGAAAGAATTAAAAAGGAATATTTCGATTCTGTTTATGGGTTAAAGAATGGAGATAAAGTGAGTGTTCTTTACAAACGTTCGAAAGAGCCTCTTGTTGGTTTCTTTAAGAACGTGCAAATCACGAATACTGGAACAGTTATATTTACAATCCAGAAAGCTAATAAAGAAGGAAGACCTGGAAGAGGATCTTATTTGGTGTATGAAGACGATTTGAGCGAAATCAAAAAAGTAGAATAACATGATTAGAGCAAGATTTTACATTAGAAAGGATGACTGTGATAATGATTACCGTCCAGTCAAATGGCCTATAAAACATCCATATTGGTGTAGTGCAGAATCCAGTAATTCATTTGTATTGGTGGCGTATGCTGAAGATGAAGACAGCATAAAAGAACTGTGGCCGGAGGCGTATGATATTAATGTCTTAGAAAAAGATACCGAGATTAGATTTACATTAAGATTTCCTAAACCGGAATGGTATGAATTGTACGAAAGGGAATTAGAAGAATGTGATAGGTTTATATGGATTACAGATGCGTGCATGAGAGACGGTGTAATAAGAAAAGTAAAAGCTAAAATAGAAGATTATGGTGGTCTTTTGTTAGCCGACATTCCTGATAGGATCACTCCTTATGAAATAGGAAGGGATGCTTTTGAGAGCAAAGAAGAAGCTTTAAAACATGCAGAGGAACGGAGAACGCACCTGATCGAGTCAATTAAGAAACAATTGAATGAACTTGAAAATCTAAAATTCGAATGTGATGATTAACTACGCAGCAAAAGCCAGGAAGGCTTATTTGATAAACAATTTCGATAAGATTCTTAACAGTCTTAACACACTTCATTCAACGGTTGAGACCATGACATTATTTGTAAACGACCAGGCTTATAATTACATTCTTAAGCTAAAGGAAGTGGTTAAGGGCGGTCCTATGTACAGACATAATGTCAAACGATTCTTGAATGATATGGATAAGGAGATAAGGAAATACAATGCTTCTATCTACTACATAAATAAAGAGCGTAGTGAGGTTATAGCTGATATAACACAAGTTATGGAAGACTGTCTCATGCCATACATAGACGACCTGGCCGGCGCTATAAGGGCAGCCGTGTGGTCGAAGGGCGTGTCCGAGGAGCGGACGGAAGCGGCGGTACTGTCCCTAATCGTATCCTCCTTAGCCACGACATCAGGCAGACTTATTTCAGGTGGATATCAGATTATGAAAGAAATGGGTGGGGGTCAAGGTGGTAATCCATTTACGTTTATGAGCATTGATAAGATAAGACACTTATCTACATCATTATCTGATGCTATTACCGGTGGAGAAATTGCTCTTGAAGAAAAAGAAGCCAATGACATAACTAAGACGATGGATGTTTTTATTGAGAAAATGTCTGATTCGGATATTGTTGATAAGGTGATCAGCATACTCGAAGAGGCAGAATCTAAAAATAAGGAGGAGCGATCGTGAATTATTTGGATGGGTATGTAGAAGAAGTTCTTTCTGAGCCGTACTATGATGATTACGGCTCTGGGGTTTTTAGGTGGTGGGTGAAAGTGTCTTACGTTTGTGAAGGAATAGGAGCTGTCACTACCTTAATGTTTGATACGAGAGAAGAAGCGGAAGCTGTAAAACCAGGTTACAAATTTTTATGCTGAAAATAATATGAAGTATTTTATTTTATTGATGACATTAGTATTATCATCATGTTCAAATAATCATCAGGTTAATGACGGATGGGTTATATATGATCTACGTCCTTTACAGGGTGGACGTGTGATGTATTATGCTGAAGACGAAATAATTTCAATATTTAAACATAATAGAATCATAAAATTCGTTGGACACCAAGGGGAATACAATATCGGAGATTCTATTAAGATCGTGAAAGTAAAATAATATGGAAAATAATTTAAAACTCGTATGTCCAAAATGTGGCACCCCTCACCAGCCTCATTCTCCGCACACGATGGATGCAGATGGATTTGAAAGGAGTGAGATAAGAACTGTCATGGAAGACAGGGGGTGGTGCTACGAATGCTCTTTTTGGCAAAACTTGTACGACAAGCACAAAGACGATCCTGGATGGGTTAGGATAGACGGTGTAAGCTGGGTGCTTAAGCCTATGGTGGAAAACGTACCGAGCGGATGGAACACCCTTGGATGTGGTGGAAGAAAAATGTATATCAATATCGAAGGGAAAGGCATTGTTGTATCAAATAACTGCTGGTGTCAAGGTGATGTTTCGGACGCATTCAAGGATCTGATGCCTGATAATGCTACCTGGGCTACGAAGGAGGAATTTGACAAAGCTCCTGTAGTAGGATATATTATAGAAGGTATTGGTTTAGTTTTCACAAATAGGGAAGGTCATGAAATTAATGCTTAGAAACTTGTTTCATATTCCTCTTAGAATAGTTGAAAGGAAATCAACTAATGGGGAAGTAAGAAAGAAGAAAAGAGGGTAAAGGTAGTGGACTCTTGTTACAATAAACGGTTTTAACAATTATGGCACCAATAGTTCTTGGTGCCATAATTGTTTTTTATTTAAACTCATATCGCAATTGTTTGGTACAACATAAAAGAAACCGGTTCCCTATCATCCCTGACTGAGAACCGGTAAGAAAACAATTTCAGAAAAAATTAAACCTACATAATCTTTCAAGTAAGAACAAAAAACGTACAATCTACTCTTTGACGATGCTAATATAGCATATTGGAATCATACCAAAACAATGCAAGTCCGATATTCTTCGTCTATTTGTAGCTAACATCATCGTCTCCTTCCGAATCAGGAGTGGCGCCGATGAAGAACATCATTGACTTGTTGTTCGTCTGCTGCCACCAATTATAGGCGCGCGCTACGTCTTCCGGCGTCTTGATATTATACCATTGTTTGATAAACGTCTGTTTGGCGAGTTGCCTAAATAACTTAGACTCTCCCTTGTATGTACCGGATGTTACTTTATCAAGTGAATAATTCCTAAGATCGGTAAGATCCTTCAGCTTCCGTCCCATGACGAACGGATCGTTAATGATATCTACCACGTTAAGCTCCATAATAAACGGCATCTGTGAAGCTATTTCGTTTATGGTTCTGAATCCGACATAGGATCCAAATTGAGTAAGCCAACTTTCTTCGTTTTCATCATCATCACGCCATCCGGCAAGAAGCATAGATACGGCCTGCACGATAAGGAACGTGCCGGCATAGACACTGAGACGTTTGAGATTGGTTTTTTCTACCTCATTCATATTGTCTTTATTTTCGTTCCAGGCATCTATGATGTTTTTCATACCAGACTCGGAAGCTAAGCTAAATGTTTTGGCTATCATATTCTTTAACGTAATTGACAGTCCTTCCTCTTCTTGCATTGTCTGGAAATTGAAGCCACGTCTTTTCCACAGACGTTGAGCCGCCAGCACCAACCATCCTCGGTGGGCGGTCATGAACCTAGCTATCCAGTTGCGCGATGCGGCAGTTCGGTTTTCTTCATTCAAAGATCCGTTACATATCTGCGACAAGCTACGAACTTGATTTCTGGTTATAGCCATCTGGGTTTCAACTTCCTCAACAGTAACACCTGATCCGGGCTTTACAACCACCTTCCCATCCACGACATCTACCATACTCCATAAAGTACGATCTTTTAATGCATTCCATTCTCTTTTTATGGTACTCTGTTCTTTATTACGTTCTTTTTCCATCTTGAAATCTTGGAACGTGTAGAACCGACCTTTGTAATAACGAACATTGTCCATAGTAGCAATCATAACCTGCGGATCAAGAGGGTAGTTCAGGATTTCCATAAAAGCATACATAGGCGAACGCATTAAGGTCCTGGCCACTCTATTGTATCCGGCACCATACATACGATTTCGGATATTGAATATCCCCATTCTCTCACCTATGACATATAATTTGCTTTTCCTATCTATGTCTCCGGTTTCTGCTATACAAGATGGCGCAAGGCGTGAAAATTCAGCCGATGCGTATTTAAGGGAGTCTTTGCTTATATACTGTCCTACGGCAGATTCCATGATGAGGTTGATATGACCTGTTAAGGCGCCGGTAGCTGCCACAAACGGAGACAGTGCCAAGTTCATGACCGACATAAACCTTTCAACAGCCATCATAATTCTTGTAAGGTCTACCGTATATCCTCCGATGTTCACCGTAAGTTTTTTGGTGTTCATCCTAATGCCATAATAATGATCGTTGAAGAAGTCCCTGAACATCTGATATGCTTGGGTTGCCTCAGCTTTCTTACCGCCTTCAAATTGCTTATTCAGTAACATCTGCTCCAGTCCTTGAGCGAGCTCTATAGACTTCTGCTTTTCGTTGTATAACGATGACTGCATCATAAGCATCGAATAAGAGTAGCCAAAATCGTGAGATACATCATCTTGGTTCTCCAATTCATATATGTAGTATTTAGGTATAGACCTAAGTCTGTCTTCCGGGTCATACACTTCTCCTTGCCTGGTCTTACCATATAGAGAATCGTCTACTCTGTCCAGGCACAGATCTGATACAAAATTACGAACCGTATTTTTGAAGTTAATACCCAATCCTTCCATACGTTCTATGTCTTGTTTTGATATCTGTGGAATAGCATACAGGTTCGGGCTCTGCTCTTTGTATAGATCAAGGGATTGTCTTTTTATTTCCTTGAGTTTTTGAATCATATTCCACTGCTCTACGTTTTTAGTAGCAACTTCATTACCGTCAGCATCATACTTGATACCAAAGTCATTGAAATACGATTCATCACGATACAGGCTTTTCTTAGGCATGCGATGACCATACCCATGATCTTTTACATAATCAGGATTACGACCGTTATTTTCGGCTTCAGATTCAGCCACCCATGCCCTTGCAGGGTCGAAAGACAGGTACGATATGTCCATGCCATAATCTTGGGTGGATGTACCGTTTTGTACGTCCTTAACCATCTGCGCCACATCTATCTCACCTCGACCGATTTTGTCGATCATAGCTGCATATCCGGTAGGCGCCATGCGTTTATAGTACGAAAAAACCTGGCTTCTGGCAAATTCATTAACAATAGCATTAGCTTCTTCTACGCCCTCTTCTCTTGTATTATTTAAAAATAAGCTGGCCATCTTAGCATTAACAGCATTCCTGAAATCTCTACCGTCTAATTCTTTGCTTATACCAAGCTTTTCTGACAGGTAGTTGGTTTCAGATACGGTAAACAGATATCGGTTATCAGCAGCCTTAAACAGCTTATCCCTTAAAGCCTGAATCCTTTTTGCTTTCTTCGCCGTAGTATGACGTTGTACGAACTTCCATTCCACTTCCTTGGAGTCAGCAAGAGCATTTAAATAAGACTGATTTACTTCGTTTTCAGCCTTACTGCTTTTAGTAAGGTACTTATCAATATCTTCAAGACCCACCATCTTAGCATAATCTATCAAAATAGCGTAATCGGCTTCAATAGCTTCAGATGCGGCCCTAAAAGCATCTCTTTCAGATGAGGTAAATGTCGCTTCGTTAATTTCTCCGATATCAGCCACATCTCGGTTGTTTCCGATTGTTTCCTTGATAATGGCCTTATTTTTTTCTATATCTTTCACAATCGAATCCACGTCAGTCGCATCTCTATCACTTGTCGTAGAGCTAATGATATCATGCGCCATTTTAAGATACGAAGCCTTGTTGTTTGATTCGGTGCGCGCCGACTGTTCCGATTCTACGTCATTCCAAAACCGATCATTAAATGACAGGTGACCTCCCAACATAAGTGTCTTCAGCGCAGCTTCCCCTCCAGATTCACGCTGAATAGTTCTCAATTTTTGCAGAAATGATTCTGATACGGCATTAGTGACATTATTTGATTCTTTTCTCCAAACTTCATTTATGGCTTGTATTTCTTTAGCCATCTTGAGTTGATCACCGGTTTTTTCCACTCTCCTGGTTCCTACATATATGTATTCTGAAGCTGCTTCCTTACGTTGTTTACGAAGCAGTCCTTCTTCTTCGTAGTTACTACTCTTATAGTAAGCAACCTCATCAAAATTACCATTGCTATCAATAAAAGGCTGCCTCAATATCCGCTTCTGCCGAGAAAGAGCATTAAGGTATTCTTTGGTTGTTTGAGAAACCGGATGCCCTAATTCTTCTTCGGCCTTTTTGTATATGGATTCCATTCTTGTGGCATAACTTTCACTAAATTCCAGTTCTGAATTTTCAGCATCCCACTTCTCCATCTGTTCTGTATAAATCTTTTCCTGCTCGATGGTAAAAATATCGGTATTAACCCTATCGGACGACGGTTTAAATTTAGCGTTCTCGGTAACCGTATTTCCGTCCTTGTCAACTACTTCTCTTTTAAATACGTAATTACGGTTATTGTCAACCACATCATTGATTTCTTCTTCTGATATCTCTATGTTCATGGCGGTCGCAAACGCTCGCATCTGCGCCAGCTTCTTATTACGATCGTATTTAGCCATATCAAGAGCACTACGAAGATAATTAGAAATTTTTCCGTCTACTTTCTGAAGCAGTTTTTCAAATTCAGATTTGTTAAAACCATGCTTTTTCGCATATGCCAGGAAGTCGGATATGGCGGGCTGGGCATTCACCATCGCATTGTAATTGTCTTTGGCAATCATAGTTCCAAGAGCGTTATTGAACGGGCTGGAAGAATGCTCTAATATACCAAACCACCTACTTATCCAAGAAACATCGTGTTGAACCTTGTCAAAAAATTCTTTTACTCTCTTTACCTTATCTGCCGGCACATGAAGTTCGTTCATTAACTTATCAAGCAACGTGCTTTCATCAAGGTCTTGTACTGATTTAATATCAGACTGAATACCATTGATGTCTGCAATGACGGTATTGATCCTATTTGTATAATCCTGCTTTTCACGTTCATCAAATTCGGTACTTCTGTTACGGATATATCCTCGAGAATCGTTCATGATCGGAAGAACCTGATTGTTGATAATATCTACGTTCTTTCGATCATTGGTATTGAGGTGAAGCTTGCCGTCTTTGGTATCACCATGAAGGATGGTGTTCACCACATTGCTTAAGTATCTGACCTGAGCTTCGGCTGTAGAGATCATGCTGTTCATGGCAGCCGCCATCTCATTCTTGTCTATTTCGGTCTCTACCTTATTTATCTTATCTTCTATGGTCTTAAGCTGAGCAAGGGTCATAGACGTAGTTACAGCCCTATCAGAGCTTATCTGACGTAAGTCTCTTAACGTTTTTCTCAATGCCCTGATTTTAGACTCAAGAAACTTGTTCTTGTTCATAGAAGAAAGGGAGTATAATGTAAAGTCATTATCCTTCAAAAGAGAAGTATCAAATCCTTTATCTATGTCGGTAATAGCAAGATCACGAATATTTTTAATAACGTTATTCAAATCCTGTCTTTGGGTTGATAAAGCTGATTTAAGCCAGTTTACAATTCCAGAGAGAAGCTGCCGGACGCGCCCCAGGAAGGAGGTGGGCTCTACCGGCGCCTGTGCTGTGCCGGTCTGCATCTCCCTGGCGAGGATCTTTCCAAGAATTTCTCTCCTAACAGCATTATCAAGTTCAGAGCCTTCATATACCTTACCGTATGTATTATAATACTGACCTGCATACTGATTCCATTCTTCAGTGCCTTCTACATCTTGCAAAACAGATTCAACAGCATTCTGATCTCTGTACGCCTCTACGAGAAAGTGTGCTGTTTCTTCTACTAAGTCAGACAAAGTAGCATCTTCACCGACTGCTATTACGTTATTGGCAATATCCGCCAATGCCTTAGCAGAAGGTTCGTGTCCGTATTTAGTTTGGTACTTCTCTATATAATCGGTCATGCCAACGACACTAACGCCCAGCGTTTTCAGTATCTCAACAATAGAATTTCGTTGATTACGTTCCTCTTGGCTATAATCCGATACGATCTTAGCTTTAGTATCAGCATAAAGATCATTGTCTTCTAATATGAATGAAACTACAAGCGCATCAAAATGATCGTACTTGGCGTCCAATTCATTGTATCTTCCAGACTTAAGATCGCTCTTTATCTGCTCCTTACTAACCCTTTCCGTTCCTCCGGTGGCGAGTCTCATAGTCACCTTACTATTATCCAATGAATTTATGGTTATCATGCCTTGATCATTCATGGAAACATCAGAACCAAAATGATTACGGAGCTCAGTGTAGGATAATGCTGAATTGAAAAGCCTAATTTGTCCTGCATGTCCTTCTCCTGTAAGATAATAGCTTCTTGTTTCCGGATCGAATATCTTGGATCCGGACAAAAGACCTTTCTTTATAAGGTAGTTTATTATCCCACCTTTTGTTGATAAAGAAGTGGAAGTAGAGGCGGTCATAACAGGTATAAAAGATTTGGGGTTGTTAAGGACATACTTTCCAGCCTTGTAAGTAATGTCTGCCACTCCATCCACGGTAGATTCTTGAACGATGCCGGATAAGAACCCTATTCTGATATCATTCCCGCCAGAGCGAAGAGCTTCTCCGTAATCTTCAAATAATTGACTACGATCGTTCATAAAAAACAAACGAGGCTCTCCGGTCTGATACGTTACACCCACAGGATTAGAATCTGCTTCTGGTAACTCCTCTGGGCTAAATATCTTAAGACCGTCTTTTATAACCATATAATTAACACCCTTATCCCGTACCATAGATACGGGAGTGAAGTCCGAAGATATAGCATCTTGTAGATACTGCCCGGCGTCTATTCCCGGTCCTTCCGGTACGGAAATACTTGACGGGACCATAGCATCCACCAACATAATATTATCACCCAGATCTTGGCTGTAGAATCCAAAGCCCGATTCTTGAATCCCATAAGGTGCATCTGATTTCGACACAAGAATAGGGTTGCTCATCTTAGAAGCCTTATCCAGCACCCTTTCTCTATAGGCTTCCGGAATAAGGTCGATATTGGATTTTACCTTATTATAAGCCTGTTTGTTGATAGGCACATTCCTTCTCCAGTCACCAAAAGCCTTTAAGAACTTATTAGAAAATACGGTTTTAAAAACAGTAGTAGCCCGTTCCCTATTCTCCATAAGAGGAATAGATGCTATTTTATCAAACAACATAGACCTGTCCCCTGATCTGGTAGAGACAGAAACAACTTTATTTTTATTATCTCTTTTAATAATACACGTTGATGTCATAGTAAAACATTTTTGTTATGAGACAAAGGTAGTTAAAAATCAAGCATATCATAAAAAATAAAGCCACCTAACTTCTCAGTCTGATGGCTTAAAAATAATATGAAAAAAAATTATAATCTGACGAAAAATCGTCAAGTTCAGCTTATATGTAATGCATGTACCCATCTCGGTGTATAAACCTTCCCGATTCAAAGCGCTCAATATCTTCAGGGCAAATAGAGCCTGAATCTTCTCTCCTGGCTTCAAACCAAAGCCCCGGCTTACGAAGTCGGCAAGTTATGATATAGTTGAAGCAATTGTGCGTAAAATGGAAAACAGATCCTACAGGGAAATACCTATCAGCTTGAAATACGATTCTTTTTCGTTTAGTATCAAACGTGATATCTCCTACTATCTTAGCCACGTAATAGCTTCTGCCATTTAACGTTTCATCTGTTTGTGGTATCCAATAATAACCTCTTGCCATGCCACAAATATATAAAAAAAATCGGACAAGATACATGTCCTACTTTATATTACTTTGATTCGTTTTCAAACCGCTTTATAAGAGAAGCAATATCATCACCACAAATAAACATCATTCGACGTTCTTCTTTTGGTTTATGAGACACTGGGATGGTTTTGTTTATCTTAATCTGATTCGCCAGACCTCTGCCTAAACGAATATCAACTTTTTTACCTTTCATGAATTATTTGTTTAAACAGACCAATTCCATCTATTATAATATGACCGCTTCGCATACGACCATTATTAGGATTATAAAGAAAATTAAAACCACTTTCTTTTTCTTGTCTTTCAAAAGAACTGATATCCTTTCCTCTACGAGCTCTTCCAAAAGCCTTCTTGAACAACTTTCCTCTGAAGGTCTTGACAAGGTTCTTGGTAGCGTTATTACCGGCTCTTATCGTTACTTTCCTTGCCTGGTCTTCTGAGACAAAACTGCTTCGGAAAATATACGATGCTGCTGCTTGTATATCTTGTTTAGTAATCATATGCCAAACATTCCTTTCAGAATACCGATCTCTATTCCATATATCAGTTTCGTTTCATCTTTATCATATACGTCAAAAAAGGATTCACTTGAGTCCTTTGGATTTGCGTTCAATTGAACTATGCAATTACCAGCATAAACCTTAAGCTTATAATTATCAGAATATATATCCTGCAACATGATTTCAAATGTTGCAATTAATTGTTTAACAAGGATTACGTTAAATGAAAAAGACTCTTTGCCATCACCCTTAAATGTAATATAATCAAAATCCTTGGTATTGTCAAATTCGTACTCTACCCGACTGTCGTCCATCATATCATAAGTGATTGACTTTTTGATTTTAAACCCCATGTTGTTTTGTTTTTTAGTTAATATAGATCTTCTGAATACAATTGTTCTCTAATGGCACTCCTATCTACTACCATTTCCTGATTATTGTTTCTAACAAGTTCAGATGCCTCCTCTCTTGTTAAAAACCGATTCTTGCTTGTCAAAAATCCTTGAACACTGCGGTTTTTATGGGCTATACCGTATGCCGCAAGTTGAGATAGTATAGAGGGGTGTCTCAATCCACAGAACACGGTACCGGATGGTATATTGGTGGGCTGATAGGGACGTTTCTTGTCGTCCTGTACCCAGATGGCCGCGCATATCACGATTTCTTTATTGCACATGACTATAAATTTAATATTCCGTTTTTACCAATATGTTTCTTTTCTTCTTCAGTAGGCCATTCTTTCTTGAACTTACCATGCCACGTTCCAGGAACTACCACCACTTCGCCTCCCTTACTATATTCAATAGCGGCACATTCAGAACAAAGAGGCTTGCCTTCATATCCCTTTAGCGACTTATCGTAAATACGATTCTTACAAGGTCTTATAAGAGCCCAGTAATATGATGTGGCTGTATTATCTATACAGCCACATTTTGAACAAACAAACAAACTCATCCCGCAATCTCCCAGTCATTAGACATAATATCATGTTCGGTTGGATTCCAATTTGATGCTACTTTTTGACCTGTATCTACCATCAATATATTTACGTCAGATTCTACAATAAACATACAGATATACTTTTTACCCCAATCGATTCTTTTTATCTTACGACCTAATTTAAGCTGTTCTAAAGCCTGTTCGAATGTCATGCCACGACGAGGCAGTTTGAGATACTTTTCAAGTCTGTCGGCAGCTTCATTTGGTGTATGGCCATCGTATTCGAAAGCGGTTTCTCTTTCAGGAACATCAAACAAATCCCAGTATTTGCTTTCATAGTGATTAGATACCTGACCGGTAGGTAGGATCGCCATCACAATAAACCAATCATCAGAACCGAAGCATTTTTCTCCATCGCTGTGTCTCCTTGATTTGCAAACTTCAACCTGTCCGTTTCTGGCTAATAGATTAAAGAAGGCGGCGTTATACAACATGCGGTACCGATACAATTCATTGAAAGTATGGTATCCATCAGAGACTTCTCCCACGTCTACAGGCTTCTTGTTTTGAATACTACCCAAAATATTCTCTATATAGAGCTGTATTTTATACATACCCATTTCGGTGTGGCCGTATTTGTTCAAGATATTATTGACATCGTATTGTATATTAAAATCTTTTTCAAATTCTACTTCAGGATGATTAGGATAGTAGTAATCTACTGATGCTTCTAACACGGACTTTACGTGTTCCATTACCCTCGTAGCATCATCATGTTTAAAAAAAATGCTTAATTCTTTCAACGAATTTAATATCTTCGTTGATTGCTGATTCGAACTCTTCTTTTGTCATCACTCTAATTACATCTTTTTTAAAATCGTCTAATCCCATGATTTATTTTAAATTAGTTGTTATTATACTTTTACATTTAAGATTAATGTTTTCATTATTTTGGCAAAATATTCATATAACACGGCACATCTACTACGTCTCTTCTACGGATCCGCTTATCAAAATAAGAAACCATATAAGTATTTTTACCTTCGTGATCAGGTCTGGGATCGAAACATTCAAAAACGAATCTTGTTCTACCTTCAAGATGACCAAACATGAAAACAAATTCGCCACCGTATCTTTTATTAGCCAATTCTTCTACGGTCATAATCTGTCCCCTCCTAATCCTGAATTGATGCTAACATACTTGACACGGACATCATTTCCACGTCCAAGCTGACCCCAGCCGGGCGATGGCGTTCCCTTAGCCGGAGCAGGGACAGCCCTAAGCCGAGACCAGTCCTGCTTTTGCCTCATGGCTTCAGCCTCTTTGTAATACCGGTTACACAGTTCTTGATCTTCGTAACCAACGTAATCTTCCTTATTTTCCATAAAAAATACTTTTTCAACAAAAGTACGACATTCACGAATTAATTAGATTTAAAATAAAACAATATGAATTAAAATAAAAACCCGATACGTTAAAATCGCATCGGGCCTGGTATTGAAAAAAAATAGGTTCAGATCTTGGGTAAAGATTCGAGCCAATTTTTAACATCTTTATATTTAGGGTCTTTGTCTATTCTATCTTTCAGTTCATGCAATGCTGAGTCCATAACCGTATTCGGTACGCCAATCAACTCTCCTATTAAATACAATGGGGTTTTATTCGATTTAGATTCGTGTGCTATATTCATGTCAAAAAAAAAGTTATGTGAAACAAACCGGCCACGGGTATTCTATTGCCCGCCGACCGGTATAACATTTTTATTCTTTTTTTCCAAACGGGAAAAACGGGAATGCGGGAATCATATTTTTTACTATGGCTCCCGCACCACCGGAAGGACCTGGATCTGGATCTCAGGTCAGATCCTTCCAGTTTATTTTTTCGCCGAGGTAATCTTGCACGGCAAGCCATCTTATAAAGGCTACTCCTTCGGGAGCATCCGGATCATCCAAATACATTAACGTAGCTTTCACCAACTCGTTCTCACATTTGAAGACCTTCGGAAAACCATCCGAATAGTACATTGCAAAGACATATTGGACATCGCCCCATGTCGCTTTATCCGGCTTCTTCGCTCCGCACTTTTCAAAAATATCTTTTATTTCCGGCTGCTTCCAGATCCTCTTGGATCCATCGACGTTGACCATCTTCTTTACCGCCTCATCAGCAAGAGCATTAGAAAAATGGTAGCCGTAAGTATCTACATATTTCTGATAAGCTGGATCCTCTGCGTCTGCTCCTCAATAAGAACGACCTCTGCCACGTCCGCGACCTCTACGCATCTGAGGTCCGTCACCGTAGTATCTGTCGTCTCCATAGTAATCGGTCGGGTAGGATTCGTAACCCATCCTCCGGTATTCCCGGTCCTCCATTTCATGACGACGTTCGCGCTCTTCGAGCCTTCTTTCCCTTTCTTCCAGCTCGTTTTCGCGTTCTTCCATTTCCTTCATCTTCTCATGCATACCGTAATGATCATAAGGAGGAAGGAACCCATGTCCGTACTCCATGTACGTCCCATCAGAACGACGGCTTCTGCCTCTGCCTCCACCTCGCCTGTCTTCTATCTCATCATATCCAGGATATTCTCTGTGTCCTGAATTTAAATCATATACTATCATATTATACTTATTTCAAACGTTCTACAATCAACTTCTTTAAATCTTCGAATGAATCAGTAAGGTCATTCACCTTATTTTCTATACCAGCTATTTTACGATCCTGCTCTCTCGTTTGTTTGAATGCCGGATTGATGTCTTCTAATATAGATTCACAAGCCTCTATCTTGGCACGATGGGTATCTACGCTGTCTATTATGTCTTGACTGGTGCTTTTTATAGCATTCAGTTCGTTCATAATCGGATCTATGCTGGTAGATAATGTTATACCCATAGCCTTAGCCACATTTTGGGATTCCGGGACCGTATAGGTCTTGGTTTCGCCAGTGAGCTCTACCGTCAGATCCACCACGCGGGTCTGCATCGCCTGATACTGACCCGGCTGAGGAGGAAGATACCTGGGTTCGGATACGGCTACTACCTTTCCCAATTCGTATTTAGGTACTGTATTAGTATCAAGGGTATGTACCTGAAACCCCTTCTTCAAATCTGAAAACATGATCAAAATATTATTTAGGTGAAAATAGGGTGATGATCTCCATCACCCTACTGAAATCATTTACCTGCTTTAACTTCAGACGCCTGGGCTGCCGCTACTGGAACACAGCAATCCATTAATCTTAACACGCCACGAACTTTATTGAAGTACAGAAGGCGTTCTGTGCCATTTACCATAGCAGCACCCGTTACAGCTACGTTAATAGGGTTCACGACATTCACTCCCGTAACCGAGCAACAGGTGTCGGCTCCTACTGTTGAAACTGTGCTGTTTGCCGGGACCGCAATCTGTACCGGTAGAGCACTTCCGGCTGTGGGGACTACTTGCCTTATCTTAAGAAGGATAAGACCCTCACACGGAAGGGCGATCCAAGCCCGTGGGTTAATACCGAAGATTGTATTTGTCGTACTGACAATAACATTCTTCGTAACCATCTCATACAACGATCCTATTTTAGAAACACAAGCCATATTAGCCTCCTCTCTTAATAAAATCAGACAGCAGCGTTGTTATTGCAACATCCGTTGTTACATCCACATCCGTTATTGCAGTAACCTCCTCCGAATACCTGTCCCCAAGAATAAGCCTGGTAAGGAGAACAAGAGGGGTAGGCTGGGACGGCCGTCGGGCGTAATTGACCAACGATATTCTGGGTTTGTTGCTGAGATAATGCCGAAGCTGTCAAAGCCGCTTTTTCTTCACGAAGTTGAGCAATAGTGTTCTGCATCTCCCTCATTTCCAACTGACAGAATTTGTCGTTGATCATAACGGTTTGAGCGTCAAGTTTCGCAGACAAGATATTGAATTGGCTTGTAGCTTGCTCACGATTGTTAGCCAGACCTTGGTTGAGACCGTTCTGCAAGATATTGGTTTGTTCCAACGTGCGAAGCTGGTTATCAAAACCTTGCTGAGTAATCATTCCCTGAGTCTGGCAAGTGCTTTGATTGATCAACGAACTCAGATTGCAGCAGCAAGAGCTGATTTGATTTCCGATTTCACAACCTTGTTGTTGAACTGCGTTGATAACAGCCTGAGAAGTCATACCTACCTGACCAGCTACTTTATCAATAGCACCCTGTACGTTGCAGATAGCGTTCTGAAGTTGAGTAGTAGAACAGTTCAAAGCAGAAGCGATCTGATCTATAGCGCTACGATTACCTTGAATTGCCTGCATCAGAAGCTCACGACCGTAATCGTTATTCAACTGAGCGGGTAAACCATTGGCGCAACAATCACCACCATTTCCAAAACCGTTACCGAAGCCGCGTCCACCCCACAGCCAGAACAAAACAATTATCCAGAGCCACCAACCGTTAGCCCCACCGAAACCGTCCTGGTTATTACGACCGTTCATCAAAGCCGCCACCAGATTCGGATCCATTTTATTACCACCTATCAAATTAGCAAACATGCCGGGAATCATTGAAAGAAGACCGTTAGTGGCTGCACCACCACCGTTAGCCCCGGCTCCATCTAAAAGGACGATTTTATCACCACCCATAATTTTATAGTATTTAATTGTTAAACATACGTGCATGAAGCACGTAACAAAGATCATGATTGCAGGGTGGAATACAGGTATGTTTGTTTCCTATAGAAGAGAAGTATTTTCAGCAAAAACGGAAGTATAATACACAATAATTAATTTTCCCCCATTTAAGGGGAAAACCTGATAATCATAAACTTTTGCCTTTCCCATTTTGGGTAAAGCACTGTAAAACAAACCAGGGCCCGCATCACTGCGAACCCTGATCTACACTAATCTAAACTAATACCATGAAAAACTTAAATCTAAAAACTAAAGAACACACAAATGTATGAAAATGTACGCTTTTCACAAAGAATCTGTATCCTGTTCTTTTGTGTGATTCAAGACATGGGATATAGTTCTGATACTTAATCCGGTTTGATTTTGTATCAGATTATAAATATAGGATTTTGAAACTACAGTTCTTAATTGACCTAAATCATTCATAATGTTTTTATACATAAGATGAATGCTGTTATTACGTTTGATGGTACTGATTCTCATTTCCTACCGTTATTAGTTACGTTCTGTTCTTACCTTCCCTATTTTCTATAATCCCTTCCTGAAACTAATATTGCAAACTTAATAAAAATAATTCATAAACAACGAAAATCTAACTTTTCTTGTATGTTATTGATATACGTGCATATATAAGAAAAGTGAGACTTTCACAAGCCTCACTTCCCAAATTATAACTATGAAAAAACTATATTATATATATACAAAAATTATTTGCATTCTAATTTGTTAAGATCATCCAATTCAGACTTGCTTATGGTCATATCTTGCGTCAAGCCAGATCTGTTTTGGTATGGAGCGTAATCGGTTTCTACTGTCTTAGCCTTCTGGGTAGAATCGTATTTCACCTCCGATTCGGTCCCTGTCAGATTTTGGTAGATAGAGCCGGAACTACTTTCGCTTACTTTAGACCATATCTTATTACCTACTCTTATAAAATTATCATAAATACCTTCGGCTGTTATAACACCATCTTGCTCTACGATATTAGGGCCCGATTTTTCTTTTAACAGATACGGGTGCCTGGTGTAAAAATAGTGTTCAAAATCATTCCCGGCATACGAAGAGTCATACTTCTCCAAATAAAACAATTCTGATAAAAAAGGGTCGGTACTGGTCATGCTATAATCAAACAACATCAACCTGTCTTTTCCAGATAAAGATAATTCTATTGATTTCAAAATATCAGGATCATCAGAAATAAGACCCAAAGATGGACCAGGTTTGAAGTCAAGATACTTATAGGCATTATCATATAATTTTGTTTTATGGAGTTTGTTGTCAAGGTAAGATTGGTATAAATCGAATAAGGATAATGGGTTTTCGCTATCTTGTTTTTTGTTCATGTACCGACTAAATTCCCGATCCACATCCACATAAGGGACGCTGGGTACCGCCGGATGCCCAAACGCCAGCCTGGTCATTATCATGTCCTCCGTGTTCTGAGAATCCATAAACGATCTGACGTATTTTTTTATAGAATCCATGAGCGTATTATCATCTACGTTCCATACTTTCTCTTTATCCAAAACGCCGTTCTTAAAACAAGATTCAGGATATATTTTAGCGGGGAAGTAAGTTTGATTGTGCTTAGCCAATGCCGTTGATATTTGATACATATCATTAAGATCATCTTTATTGATCCTTTGATATAAATTATCTTCCACCTTAAGCAATGAGTGCTTCTCAAATGTTTCTACTGGATCTATATCGGATTCAGAATAAACGATATTCAAATTATCCATATTCTCTGGTAACGATCTAAAATAATAATCTGTACTATCACCAAGAACATCATCGATAGAAGATGCCAGCGTAGGAGCATAATTCACATCATTGTGCCTGGCCACATAAATATCAAGATCCAGCATCAAATTATCTATCTTAGCCAAAGATTCTTCTGTGCCATCATAAGCCTCTGACGCCCCTATTATATCTATGCCAAACCACATACAAGCCTCTTCTATATCCCATATCATGCTTCTTAAATCAGATTCGGTGTCAGCATTAACCCTATTTAAATAAGCTGATATACGAGCTCTTAGAAATTCTATTTTACCGGGATTATAATAAGACAGGTCTTGTAGCTTAGATAAAGACCTTTTCTTTCCTTCTACCACATCATCGCCTTCTATGTTTATTACCGGCATTTTTTTCATAGATGAAAACTCATCAAACATAGATTCAGCAAATTTTTTATCAGAAACAAATTTCTCGACCAGCTCAGGATACAGGTTCCTCAACGATTCAAAAGCAGATGAAAATTCAGAAAAGTTTTTTATGCCGCCTACTGTTTTGCACATAGCCCAATAAAGCTCAGAAGGATTATATGGTACTTTTTTACCAAATTGGTTAAACACTCCCTCCTTGTAAACAATAGGACCATACTGATAGCCAACAGACATAAAATAATTATCCTTTTCCCTATCATGTTCGTTAATAGAACAATCTATTAACTTTCTCATGGAAGTCGAAACCTCATTTAAAACAGAAGGATCGGATAAGATACGACTTATCTCTGTTTCATCATACAAACCGGATCTCCTTAATTTCTGCTCATTCAGTATCAAACTGCCATCTACATAAAAATCGAAGAGGATAGCATTAGACAATGAAGACGCATTGAAAAAATAATGAGTAGACAAAAGGAAATCCCTTACATCCTTAATGTCCTGAGCCGTTAAAGGATCAGCAAAATAAGTCTGACGCTTCATATACGACAGCACGTCTTCTAAAAGAGGTTCGCCATTGGGATCGGTATTAAACATCTCCCCTGGAGCCGGGTTATTCCAATGACCGTAATACGACAAAAAACCAGGAGTGTAAGCCTTAGCCCATACCTGAAGAGCCCGCTCACTGTTTCCTAATACCTTTAAAGCACTTTCGTAAAGAACGGAAGGCTCCCCGTTAGGAGCCTCAACCCGTTCTATTTTATTTTCCTTCTTTTCTATCTGACATTTGACACCCATGTTATGAAAAATATTAAATTCAATAAAATCTATTACATTTCTTTATAAGTTTCGGAATGTACCTTCTTAACAAAATACATTCGTAATCCTTACCGGGTTAAACAATAACCCTCTATCGATTATCCTACGAATTGATTCACAAGAATCACCGACTACTTTTCTCATAATGTTTAATGCTCCATTTACATCGGCATTAATGAGCTTTCCTGTAGAGGATTGAAATAATCCTCGTTTTCTCCTTTTTCCTAAATAGTTTTCATGTTTTCCTATCTTCTCAAATGCAAGAGAATCACATTTTGAAGTATATGATTCTTCATTGATAACTATTTCAATACCAGCTAATTCACATTTGTATTCTAAGTAACTAACTAATCTCGCAAAAGGGATTTGGGTAAACTTTTGGTTATTCTTTTTACCTATATTTACATTTTGTTTCCATCCCTTGTTATAGCCTACAACTAATTTTGTTATCTTGGAATCGATAAGTAAATCAACTATCTTTCTACTGATTTTATGAAAGACATCTTCTATGTACTGTTCTCTATCATAATATAATTTCTTCATTCGTTTCGTTATCCCTTTTATCTTTTGTAAATCCTTGATACTATTTAATTTAGCAAGTATTTTATTAAATAATTGATTGTATGATTTAACAAATTTACCGCTAAATAGAACAGTAAAATATTCACTAACTAATGTTACAAGATTGTTTATTCCTAAATCAATGGAAGCTATTTTCTCTTCTCTACCTTTAGACACTTCAGTATCTTTTACCTCATAAATGATTTCTATCTTATATCCACACGCTAACGGTTTTATTCTAATCTGCTTGAAATCTTTTATCAAATCAGAATACTTCTCATATTGAGGAATGGGTATTGAAATATCTTTTGATAGGATTATTTTCCCATCTTTTATTTTGCAACTCTGGCTCGTGTAATACAAATTGAACTCAGAACCTCTCTTTTTGTAATTTGGAAGACCTGGTTTTTCTTTGTATTTATTATGATTTTTCTTATAATCTTGGACAGATTTGTAGTAACCTTTAATGTTTTTATCAAGAATACGAAGAACTTGTTGTGAACATTGCGCCTTTAATAATCTATAATTAATATCTCCATCCAAGTTCTTAGTATTCTTCATGATAGTATCAAGTTCAAAATAAGATAACCACTTATCTTCTTTAGAAAGTGTTTCTCTGAAAATATATAACGCCTGATTGTACAAGTTATTGCTAATCTTGCACAAAGATGATATATTTTCATTCTGACCTATGTTGAACTTATATACTAATCTTATGATTTTTAATACATTAAATGCTGTTTACAAATCATACATCTAAGATACGAATTACATTTGTATTACAGAATAGAATCTATTATTTTTAATGTTATTTTGCACCATAGTGATAAATATTTTAGGCAAAGTTAATTATAAAACCGACTTATACAATGACGGATCCCAAACTCCTTCTATATAAATCTCTGGAAAACTCAAACTGCCATCACGAAGAGTGGTAACTTTCAAACTGGGAATGTTAAGAACAGTGCTAACATCACTAAACTCACCATTCAACTTAATAGCATTTCCACTATTATCAGCTTCATAATAATAATAACAATAATTTTCATTAAGACTCGGATCATATTCGTACCAATATGTTAGATCTTGCATATGGTCTTCTATATTACCAATTTTATTTCCACCTAATATAAAAATACCATTATTGCTATGATGATAAACCGTAGATTCATAATTACCATAATTCCAGTCACTATTAAACACTATATCACTGACATCGGAATCATGATCTTTTAATACAGGCCCTATATGTATATGGATTTTATTAAACTGACATACATAAGGTCTTTTTCCTCCAAGCCTTTTTATATCTTCATTGGATAACTTATTATAACATCCTCCCACAAAATTATCCGCAGCATTAAAAAATCTCCTTCTCATACTCAACACTCCTTGTTTAACTCATTTATCGAATCCGAATTATCAGAACCTTCTACAAGATTCTTATTCCTATCTATCTCTTCCTGGCTCATGTTACTCATCATATTTTGTATTTTTCTACCAGATTGAGATAAAGAACGGATGAATGCGCTGGAACTTATCTTAACTCCAAGATCCGGTTTTGCCCTAAACGCTTCACCGGTACTGATATTATACAAATCATACACACCTGAGTTCATATAGAATTTATATATCCAGTTTCCACCAGCTTTTTTGTACCCTAATTTGGTTAACTCGACTACACTCATACCAAATTTAATGCCATTACGACCCATTATCTTCTCCGGTATAGGTTCTACCTTAGCCGGAACAGATGTATATGCTTCATCGCCGCCGTACAGGAAATAAGGGGTTGTCACCCTTGATATGTGAGTAAGCGACTCTTCGGACATACGAAGCTCATCTTTCTCAGCCTTAGATTCTTTCCTTGGATTGGATATTCTAATAAAAGGATCGTATGTCAAAAAGGTTAAGCCGTATTCTACTTTATAACCCGACACGCCGTTAAGATCCCTTATAGCCTTAGTCGTATGCGAGTGATTGATGGTGTCTATACCATACCTTGATTCCATATCGGTCATAATACTATTAACCTCATCTCCCTCTACATAAACCTCTTCTCCTTCCGGGATAGAGGTTATGCCGGCAGCCCTTCTAAGTAGCCATAAAGTAACTTCAGCAATGTCAGAGAACTTATCTCCGTTCTTCCTATAGTTATCTACTCTTCCTTCTTCAGATCCAGGTAATTCGACATTTCTTTCAACTTCGACATTTGTTCTGGATTGTCCTTTGCCTTCTCCATCTCCCTTTTTATCGCCATCTTCCTCAGTGCGTACTGCACCGCCTTCTGCACTTCCTTCTTTTCCATTATTTAAAATATTATCTGATTCTGACTCTATAGACTCCACAACAGCATCATACTCTGGAATGCCGCTAAGGAAATCTGCTACGTTATTCAAAAACTCTATTTTTTCCTCGTTTGTCATATCAAGGCTTTCCACGGGCCCCCATATGGCGGGCAAGTTGTTTGATTTTATTACAGTAGAAACATCTTCTATAGTTTGGTTGTCCACCGTAGGCAAAACTTTAGAAACCAAACTATTGATATCAGATTCCATTTTTTCTACTTCCTCTTTTGTGCCATATTCTTTTAGGGTATCCATGCCATTGACTCTAAGAGAATAATTCAAAGCCTTGCTTGGAACAAAATTAATATATTTCAAAAAGTTTTTCAACTCTGATATAATTTGTTCGTCAGATCTTGGCCCAACATAATCCTCGACTACCTGATCTGTTTGAGAACGAAGCCAAGAAACGTATTCTTCTAAAGTCTTACCACCTTTACCGGAAGGAGTGGATATTTTATCACCTACTGTTCCTTTAGGTTCTAATCCCATTTCCTCCTTAAGACTTTTAGGATTACCTCTCTCACGAAGAAATCTCAAATCACCTCCTACAATCTTCCTTGCTATAAAATCAAAAATATTAGCATAAGGCGGCAATCCCTCTTTTTCTATATGAGATTCTATTTCGTTTAACATAAGAGAGAAGTTTTTCCTGGAGGTACGCTTCTTGCCAGGTAAAGACTGCGCATCTTGTGCCGCAGGAGCCGGCTGAGCTAATGGCGCCGGCTGAGTCTCCCGGGCAGCCCCTTCCTCTGGCATTTCCTCTTCATAAACTTCCACATCTTCTACCTTAGAAGTAACGGTCTTACCCTCATCAGAGAAAGGAAGATCATCCTCTATAAGCGATTTAGGCCTGGAAGATGATTTGCCAAACTGAATCCTGATCTTAGGAGCGACAAACATCTCACCTTCGAAATCTATTCCAGATTCTACTTCAGACGTCACAATGTCTTTCACGCTCCTACTTCCATCTTCTACCCACTTAACAACATCAGGAACCGTAGATAATTTTTCTATAGCCTCACGAGCTTTTCTAAGCCCTGAAATAGGATTCAAATACGATACTTGATACGAAGCCGGATCAAGACCTAACTTGGTTAGATACGCATTAAGATCTTGTATGTCATCTTGACCCATCTGTAGCAATTCAGAATCACCAGATTCAAGCAGCATATCTATAAAAGACATCCATTTCTGCCCTTCCTCTGATTCTACAGAACGTAGGCTAACTGGGAAAAGATAATTAAGACCGTTTTTACCTTTGATGACGACTACCGGAACTCTTACATTTTTGTAATTATTCCCCTTGTCATTTAATATAGAATAAGCAAATGGGAAGCCTGTGTATTTAGATCCGTTCTTAAGCATGACTTTGCCATTTAATACATATCCAACATCAGATACTTTTTCAGCACCTTTTTCGGTAATAGGGAGATTTTCTACCTGACCATATCCTTGACCGTTCACCTTCATGTTAAACACCGGTCTTCCGGGAAGGGTCTGGGCAACAACATGCGTGCCGACGCCGATGGTAGCCGACCGGCCGGCGTCCTTCTTCCACTTGTTAAAAGCCGTTCTTCTTATTTTACTTATACCATCTATGCCTCCTGTATCAGCTTTTACAACAGAAACGAATCTGTTCCCACTCATGACCTTGATAACCATATTGGACACCAGTTTATTCTCAGCAGATTCTATTCTTTTTTTATCGCCGGACTGAACAGCATCATTGTATTCGGCAAAAAGAGACTGATTATAAGTATCATTTACATCTATTTCGAGATTAACCTTATCTCCTTTTTTCAAAGAAGATAATGCTTCCTGATCTATTTTATCTACCTCATTCTCTCCGAATCCGACACCCGTTCTGTACGGAACCAATTCATCTGAATCAAGACGCTTATAAACCAAAGAATAGGAATTACCCACGTCCTGAATAGACACGTCTGTGTAACGGTTAAGAACACGAGCCGATTCTTTGTCTATAGACCATCTCGCATGATAAGGAAGTTCTATCACGGTAGCTGTTTCTCCACCTATGTTAAGGAAATACCTTTTAGTCCCATTAGCGTTCGTTTCAGAGCTTATTTGAATAGGAACCAATGATTTTATAGAAGATATAAATTTATCGGCTCTAAGACCCGCAATTTCATACCTTTCGTTGCCATCGTTGGATATTCTTCTAACCATCAACGTCTCTGGATTTTGGGCACTATCTATGTTAGCTCCAGGCGTATTATCGGATTCATCTAACTCATTTACAAGAGAATCTATATTGGTATCATCCTCCCCAAAATTACTTAACGTAGATTCGGAAATACGACCTTTATCAATAATCCTGTTTTGTTCGATATAAGGAAGGAGATCTGTGATGTTTCCAACCTGGCCAAGATCTTCTATGGTAAATACCGAATCGGCAAGCTTATCTTCGTCAACCTTCTCCCCTTTATCCCGTCTGTTCATTATATCAACATACGAAGAAATAGCATCATCAAGTTCCTTCCTTTGATCTGGTTCTAAATTGGATTTAGCCATATCAATAATAGCTTTATTATCCTCATACACAGATCTCGGACTTGTAAGCCTATCAGCCTTCTCAGATAATGATTTTATGAGATTAACAGGACTGTCACCCAAAGATGATACATAATCATCAAAATCTTGTTTGTATTTATCATACACATCTTTTTCTCTCGCAGTAAGAAGATCAGCATTGCCTGTATATAGTTTATCAATTATAGACTGCCTTACGGCCGGAACCATAATAGGATTATCCATAGCAGCCTCATAATCTTCATCCGATACAGACTCCGTAAGCGGTGACTCTTTTATATCATCTTCTGCTTCCCTCATCCTATCTTCCCTTACTTTATCAAGAGCATGCATAAAAGCCTTGATAGTCCAAGCTTCGTCTTCCGAAATCTTACCTTCTGACACAGCTTGATCTACTACCTCATCAGTATCATATTCACCAACTTTATTAGGCTCTGCAAAATCAGGAACCTTATCATCCCCCTTATAAGGAGTAGACCATAGAGAAGACAGCGCTTTTGAAAATCCCCTGTTTTCCTCAGCTAAGAATCTTTTATCAAGCATCTTGGACAAGAAGTTATTCATATTCCTATAGCCCATCAAACTCCTTCGGTATTCATTTACCAAGGATCTCATGGCTTTGTCTTTGGCTGTAAACTTCTTTTCCTGTCTTGATTTTACATTAAAATAATCATCAAAAGCCACAAGCGTATCATAGGCTTCTATTACATCTTGTGAACTTATGGGAGAAAGAGGAGATGATAAAACAGATTCGGTTTTACTTACCAACTCTTCTATCGAAAACTCTTTTCCTATTAACGTTGATAACTCAGACAACGAATTGTTGTAATTGGTTCTAAGACTTTCCAATTCTTTGGTTTTTCGTTGTATGTATTCAGCTTGTGGATCTTTCCCTTCTACGTTACGAGGGCGGGTAGCAAGATCTTCTATTTCGGATTCAAGTTCTTCTATTCTTGACCGTATGCCACGGATAGCCATCGCCCGCTCCCTTGCCCTGTCCGACAGCCGGGAGAACGTACTTAGCGCATCTGCCACGCGAGGCTGTCCTGAAAGCGTTTCTATGACAGAAGCTATGTCTTTCATTCTTGATTCTGATTGAAGACCAAGGAAGGCATTACGAGCCACGTATTTTCTAAATTCAATCTTAGAGTCATCACCTATAAGATCTTCAGCAAAACTCTGGGCAGATCTGAAATCAGAAAGACGATTGTTATAATTATCAATAATAGAATCCTTGTATTTCTTTGCCTCTTCCAAAGACATTCCATTAGCTTCGGCTATTTCCGAAATAGGCATCATATCAATCATCTGCCGGAAATTTTCAGCCGAATCCTCTAAGGTTCCCATTTGGTTGTCAATAGACATCTTTTCAAACATAGCATCATCAAGCTCCTTACCAGTCATAGACTGGGCATCGGAACGAACTTGAGGCCCTAAACTCATTGATTTTTTCAACGTATTCAAAGCCGCCGTGTTAAGATTAGAAGATGCTTTGTTATATTCATTCACTTGCCTTTCCAGCAAGATCTGACTATTGCTATACTCTTTCACCCCAAAGAAGCCTTCCCTCATACCAAACAAAGAACCGATAATAGCACCGATTCCTATTTCAGTCCATCCTTCTTTAGACGTATATTGCTTTTTAAATCCTTCAGAAATAGCATCAAGAACATCAACGGCTCCGTTCATGGCTACATTATCATATCTTGACTTAACATATTCCTCAGCCGTATTCTGAACAGCACCTTGAGATCCTTCTTCCCATAAGCCTTCGGATACAGGTCTTTTCATGATATTGAAAACATTACCCGCTATCTTCTGCCCTATATTGGGATTAGTTATTTTAATAGCCATCTCTCCCGGCTTCGCAACTTCCGTCCCTAATCCAAATAAATGCTTATTAAGTTTCTTTTCCAACCCTGGTATAGCCTTGCCTCCTAAACCTATATACTTGCCAAAAAGAAGCCAGTTAGATAATCCTACTATACCCATATTGGCAGCAAATATTGCACTACCTACATCAGCATTAGAATTACGAAAAACAGCCATTTCCTCTGCATTAGGATCACGACCATAAATCTTACGATAATAATCCTTGAAATCAGACTCGGATTGCTTCATAAAAGAATTTGCCTCAACCGATGATTCGAATCCGGCACTGGTAGCCAACAGCGTCATGGTCTTAGCCGCCTCCCCTACATTTCTTCCGGTAGCAACTCCTTTTCTTACATAGTCATTAAACACACTTTTAAGGCTTCCTATGCCCCTATTGGCAGCTTGCCTTGCTGCTAACTTAGCTCCGATTCTTCCGCCTAATTTGGCGCCTATATTACCTAATGAACCAACTCCCAGTCCTCCGGTCATGTACGCTGATATCATGGCTCCTACAGTAAAAGACATTCCATTACCAAGGACGTCATTCCATAAGAAATTACCGGTATCCTTAAAAAGCTTCTGACCGAAATTATAATCTTCTACCTCTTTCCTGTAATAATGGGGAAGAAGCATGTCTATTTGCTGGTCAAGATCACCTACAAACTTATCCATGTTAGTGTTTAACGCAGCTTTGTAACTTCCCTCAGATGCCATATTGATAAGTTTGTCAGGCAATGACACGACTCCTTGCGCACCGTACAATGCTGACTTTAAAGCGAATTTACCTACACCATTCCAAAACTTACTCCATCCACTCTGTCTTCTGGCATAATAATCCTCATTGTTTATACCCGGAATATAGTTGGGATATTTTGTACGCCATACCCCATCATTACCCATCTGATGACTTTCACGGATACTTACCTTCGGTCCATAGGGATTAAGAGGCGGCGGGGCAGGTGTAGCCCCCCTGTAGCTGTTACGAGCCAGTGCCTCTGAGTAGCTGTTGCTTATCTCCTTGGCTATATACGGTTCTTCGTATTCGGCAGCAGCTATCCTTGATGCGTAATCCGGAAATTTAGGTTGGGCATACACACCTTCACCAGGCATATAATTAGGAACCAGAGGCGTTGTCGTCTCTGGTAATGTAGCCGGAGTGTAATTCTCTTCTTCGGCTAATTTCCTTTGCCTTGCCACATCTTCGTAAGTGGTTTTAGCAGCAGGATTATATCTATCTATATTATTGTCAGCCATAAATTTTCTGCAAAAAATAGTTCAACTTACTAAACTCATCATTCATGTTGGGCGTGATATTTATTCCTCTCATATACGGATCCCTCATCTGATCAAGACGTTCTTGAACAGCCTCCTTCACGTATTTTACAAAGAAGTACTGAGGACACTTCTGGTGAATGCTATTCCAGTAATCCGCATACTCATCGTTACCCGGATCCAAAGGAACAAAATCCGAGAACAACAATGCAGGATTTTTAGAATTTTTAGTCCTTTTGTCATAGAAATTGACCGCTACTTCTCTCGAACCCCTATCATCCATTCCTTCCAACTGAACTGATATGTTATCAGACATGTCAATAAAATTATCAACAAGGGTTTTAACAACATTCATTTCTTCTGGCTTAAGGTAAGAACCGTGAACCTTTACTATATCATAAAGATCATTCTTAACATCAGCCTTAGAAGCCAAACGGGGAAGGCCATTACGTATAAGATACTTATCATAAGAATAACCTTCCTTCTTTCCTGTATCTACAAAATCACAGGTTCCAAAACTCGATTTGTAACCATCCACCGGATAATTACGCTCCTCAACCGAAGGATCTATACCTGCCTCAAGAAGTTCATCATTCGTAATCTCAACCCTTTCTGTAACATAAGAGTTTTTACCAGACCCTACTTGAGCAGTCAAAAATCTTCTGACAGTGCCATTATCTATCTCGGCGTCCATATTGATGGTATTAATAGCAGTAGGATCCAGATTGTTTACCTTTCCTGCCATGTAACCAGACAATCTTCTAAACTGAGCCTTCTGCAAAGACTTTTCCGGTGAATCGGCATTCCAATTGTATCTTTTGTAAGAATCAAGGTAATGATACTGAGATAATTTATCAGAAATCTGATCAGGAGATACAGACATTTTTATCTCATCCTGCATCTGACCCGCTATCATATCAGATACCCTACTATTTTTCTCAGCATATCTTAGCTGGGTAATAGTCAATGGCTCCCCTTCCTGATAATCTTTTAGATCTATATCACCGTCCTTATCTATGGTCATATAATCAGATATATTAAAATCAGGATCGCCATTCAGTTTCTTCATTCCATTAATAAGAGCCAACGTACCAGTAGAAGAACCATTATCCTCGCTTGTAATAGCATCAGATATGTTTTTCCCTAACTTGCCGGCACTCGCCTTAGCTCCTAATGACGGAGATATAGCACTAAGAATATCTATGCCTCTTGAAGGGTCCATCATGTACTCTCTAAACCCTACGGCATCAGATACACCAGTTGTTATAGCTGTAGCGAGCAGGAAAGCTCCAGCCTTATCATCTGTATCGGTAAGATTTATAAAAGAATTTCCTTTCATAAACTTAGCATTACGAACTTTCCTGATAATATCCTTATTTTTTTCAGTAACTATATTATCTATTTGATAATCAGTTATGTCATTTATAGCTTTTGTGGCTCCATTTGCCTTAGAATCAGAAAGAAGTAAAGCATCATAAGCTTCAGATAATCTGTTATTGCCTTGTCCGAAATATCCGTTTTTCTGACCTCCATTATTTTTTAAATAAAAATATATCCGTTCTTCAGGAGTCATATTAGCATACAAACCAGGATCAGACTTTTCTTCTTCGTATGATGCTGCAATGATATTGCTTCTATCTGTAGGAGATAATGAATTATATAATTTCAATAAATTTGCTCTACGCTCCGTGGAAGAGGATGTGAGTTGTTCATAAGGGATATTAGCCAAATTAACAGATCCTATCTTACCCGTTCCAGAATTGATAGCCGTAGGCCCGTCCATAGGAGCCATCGGCACTCCTACACCGCCTGCTCCTCTTGTGCCTCCGGATGAGCTTTCAGTGCCCATCTTGGAACCGTAAGTACGCATGTATTCGGTTTCAATCTTAGCCTGAGCAAGTTGCTCTTTTGCCAACGATATTTCAACCATAGACTTAGCATTGTCAGTCAAAAACTTTTGCTGAGCCCTATCCTCTGCCAACCTTGCAAAATAAAGATCATCTTTCTTCCTTTCAAAACTTGTATTGTCGTATCTCCATGCATCTGTCATCTTATCGAAAAGATTATTGGTAACAACAAAATTAGCGGCCGCTACCGGATCCGACGAAGCTATTATCATATCTGCCTCCCTCTTGGCTTCTGCTTTCTGATTTTTAGCTTCCTGTATCTGACTATCAATACGATCAATAATATCCTTATTATCCCCTACTGATTTCTTTTTCGCTTCCAATGCTCCTATGTGTCTATCGTATCTTTCGACATAAGACCCAATATATTGACTAACCAAATCCGGATTACTGAACACCGGATTGGTGGCTGCCATATATGATGCTTCTATTCTCATCTGATTCCTCATGTTTTCAGATAAGTTAGCAGACACAAAATTCCTTATCTGGGAATCAGTAAGCTCATCTACGTTGACTTCTATGATTCCACCAGTAGGATTACCTTTAACATCATATTCTGTTGTCTGAATCTTCTTGCCTTCATTATTTTTCCTAAAGTCACTGACCAGCTTATTTATCTCCTTAGTATAATCGACATAAGGAGAATAATGAAGACCTCCTAACCTTGATCCTGCTTTACCATCTGACCTCCATTTGTAATAAGGATCCAAAGCATGCCATTCATTAATAGGGGAATAAAGTTCAGGATGATTCTGTTTTAGAGATTCTATTTCCTTCATAACCCTCTTGCCTTCTTTTGTGCCGGCAATAGCGTTAATGACCGTATCATCCAACACCGAGCTAATCTCTCCTTGTATGGCTCTTGTAACACCATCAGAAGAAAGATCCACGCCTTTGAATTTTTGATTGATGTTAGCAATCACACCTGACATCTTATCTTCCATATAAGCGCGGGCTTCAGGCTTATCTATCTCTTGACCCATAAGATAATCTACCTGGGTATAGATCTTTTCACGAGCAGCATCAACCTTCTGCTGTTTGTACATCATAACGTCCTTAACAAGATCTATGTTGTAAGGACTAACATACGGGGCATATTGCCTTAAAATACTATACTGTGAAGCCACTATTTGGTCCTCCTTCTTCTTTTAATTTCATCATCTTCTTCATTTAAACTTCTCAAGTAAGGTGTGGAATAATCACCCATATTCATCACATCCTGATTACCTTGAACGTAAATAATTTGACCACTTGGAAGCATTCTCATATTTGGAGCTATGGAAGCTATGGTATTCAACGATGTACGAACATTGAACTTATTCTGTATCTCGCTGTTTATACTATCATAATAACGAGCAAGATTTTCATCCCTTATAGCCATAGCCTTCAATAATCCAGATTCATAACGTTGCCTTTCCGCTATGTTCTTATCGTCTGTCTGAACATAAGCCATTTCATTGAATCTATCAGCTTCGTTTATTTGCCTTGCGTTATTGAAATTTACTTCGTTAATGTACTTGGCTATATTGCTTCCGGCTATGGCGTTCATATTAGCCAGAATAGCGGAGCGCTGGGAGTCGGGCACGTCACCTACTGCGTCCAACTGAGCCGATGTCGCGCGGTTGAGCTCGTTGATATACTGATCAGCAGATTGAAGAACAGGATCTATTCTCGGAGCCTGATGCCTTTCCAATCCCTCTATCTCTAATCCGGTATCAAGCATCCTCAACATCTCAGGGAATATAGGGCCTGATAAAGCAGGGCCGACGCCTTTTCTTCCGTTTGTATCATCTTCTTCCTTTTCTTCCGTTTCTACAGTAGTATTAATAACAGGATTTTCTTTCTTCACTTCTATCCTGCCTGGAGAACCTGGGTTGGGAGATTTAGCGCCGGTTCCTACAGGTTCAGCTTCTATAGGTTTTGATGCCGGATTTACGGCTTCTAAAACAAAGTCTGTTTCTGACATCAAACCGCTATCTTTTAAAGCAGCAAACTTATTATAATCGGCACCCAGAATCTTCTTAGCTGCATCAGATTTATCACCAAATAAGTCAACATAATTCTTTATCCCTTTTTCGTTCAACAATCTCTTTTGTTCAGGAGTAACTACATCCAATCCATAAAATGATCTGGTTGCCGTAGTTTGCCCAAATTTGTCATCTACGGCAAATGAGTTATATGCCGATTTACTTCCTTGGTCGTACTTACCAGCATCTTCTCCCCAAAATCCGTATTCGTCTCTAAATTTCTTGGCTTTTTCGGCATTGGCTATAGCACCTGATTCTGCCAAAGCCCATAGGTTGTTTAGTTGGCTATTGTATCCAGTCTGGAATCCTTCTGTATTAAAATCTCCATCCGTATTGTATTTATTAGCCCAACGGTTAATATCAAGCAAATTAGAAATAGCTTTGTTGTTTACCCTACCATAACCAGCACTACTTCTGTGTTGCAGGTTTTGATTAGAATTTACACCAGAATCAGGATTAAGAATCTGCTCTCTGTCCGCAACATCTACTATAGACATATTAAGAGCGCGTCCAAACTGCTTCATTAAAAGCTGCTGTACTTTCTTACCCCACTCTATCTGTTCCTTGGTAGGACCGCCTTCAGCCATTTTTCTAACTCTCTTTACATACTCATCGTATATCCAATTTTTAGCATCAGATTCAGATACGTTAAGAGCCTTAGCCTGCTTTCTTACAGCATTTAAATCAACTTTTCCGCCATCTCTAAAGAAAGCATCTATCTTTTCTTGTCGCTTGGATTCCTCTTGCTTATTATAAACTATGTCAGCAAAAGACCTGAATTGCGCCCCAAGTTCGTCTATTTCCTTTTGATTATCATTTACGTACTTGGAAAGAATGGACTTATTCAACTCAGAAGTGTTTTTATCCTTAACATCCTTATTCTTTTCCAACCTCTTGAAAACACGTTCCTGATCATCATACTTTTCAGACAATCCTATTTTTTTCTTGTACCTATCAAGAAGCGTAGCATACGTATCTTTTTCCGTAGCTCTAATGCCATAATTTTCCCTTACGTAAGAAGCAAAATCATCATCGATAGTACGGTAATCTGAAATAATATGAGCTTCGGGTAAATCAACGGGAGTACCGCCGTCTTCATGCCTGTTACCTTTTGCCTCCATAGGACCAACATCATCCGGAGTCAAAACGTATTCTCCTTTTTCTATCTCAACATTAGCATTATCCTCCATGGATTTAGGAAGAGGGTAAATGTATTCTCCTGTCAAATCAGAAGAATCTATTCTCTGTCCATTTCCTAAGTTAACGCCACCGCCTTCACGTTCCCATCGGATAAACTGCTGCCGGCGCTCTTTTGCAAGCTTTTCCCTCGCCGCCTGCTCGTCCCTACTGGCTGCATACGCAGCAGATGAAGCCCCCATAATATTACGAGCAAGACCCATGCCAAGACTCAATCCCGAAAAAGCGGCCTGAGCCACATTAGCACCAACCTTATTACCAGCTCTTATCCGACCAAGACTTGTACCGAACATTTGAGCCCGACCTCCAAGATCAGGAGAATAATAAGGAACAGTCATAGGATCCAGAGGATTCCCGTCTTGTGATCGCTTTTCATTTGATTGATTTTCTTCTTTATCAGCACTAACAATAGTTCCTTTGGGCATAGACTTAGGATCGAATATATTGTTATTACTTACATTCATAGTCGGAATAGAAGGTTCTTGCATTTTTATAGTAGAATAGTCAGGACCTATAATATTGTCAAATCCCGCCTCCATCATATCTATTTCCGAATTTATCTCACTCATACCAGGAACATTGGACATATCCATATCAATATATGGATTAGATGTCGTATCAGCCTGTTGTGTAACATCCTGAACACTACCACCAGGAGCGAATACCGGACGATTTTTTATGATTCGTAATCTCATACCATCTTTTTTCACAAAGATAAGAGAAACGAACGAGAAAATCCAACGTTATGGGATACGTTTAAAAATCAACTATGTACGACAGACAAACCACCAGAATCAGGATCATACTTAAGGCCACATGCCCGACGATAGTTCTTAAGCGCTTTCCTGTACAAAAACAGCACCGTCTTGGAAACTATTTTCTTCATAGATTTGGTTAAAACCTCTTCTGTTGAAACAGACATCAGACAGCTATTCAAAAACGACCTGACATTGGAACCGAACAAGATCTTCACCATTTTTCTAAACGTTCTAAAAAGATATGATGCAGAAAGAGACTTTAACCCATTGCGAACCAGTCTCTTATTCAAATACGAAACAGCCTTTTCAGATAGACAGAGCCTATTCTTTCCTTCGCTATCTACCTCTGATGAAAACCACGAATATAAAGTGGTAGGATGTTTCTTAAGGTGATTGATGAAGGAAGTCATTATCCCTTCTTTTAAGGCCCTTTTGTGGGCTACGCATGCAGCAATCTTCTCTTCTCTTTTTAAAGAGCTGTCAAGGCATCTAAACACCGTCCTATCGTCTCCGATGAAATACTGAGGACGTTCTTCCTTGAACTTAGCCCGATAAGCGGCATATCCTTCCTTACGAAGCATATCTATCTGAGACCGGATATAGAACCTTACACACTTTTCTTCAGCCTCTTGCACGCTTTTAAGATAAGGAACTGACTTTCTCCCATATCGAAGATAATCATAAACCATAGCCTCAATAAAGTCATTGTACGGAAAGAATCTTCCAAATCCAAAGTTCCAAACTATGAAACATCGCACTCTATCTTTCCAGTAATCAGATATGATAAAATTACTACAATATCTCAACTTCCTGTCTTTCTGATAGAAATGATGAGTATGTTTGTCATAAAATAGATTAAAATATCTCAAATTGCCTAAACACTGACCGGCTGGACGGCGTACTACATTATACCCTAAGTTGCTGAAGCTATTATATATAACTTCTATCGGAGAGACCTGCTCTTTCTTGAAGAGCTTGTCGTGTAACTTGCGAGGATTTATTATTTCAGTTATTTTTGTCTCCATATTGTTTTTGTTGTTTAGTGCAAATATATGATTTTACATAAAAAGAAAAAAATGCACTGCCTTGTATCCGGTTTGAGAGAAATAGGATACAAGGTTTTTTATTTTATGACGGTTTGGATAAGAGACAAAAGAACGGCTCGAAACGTAAACGGCTGACCGTCAGGGGTGGGACAACAAATCTTGAATTAAAACTACGCCTATAAATAGTCTCCGTTTTCCTTAATATTAAGACCATTTTCAATGATCTTACTCATTATATTATTTATATTATTTTATATACTTTACCATTTATTCATATAATTGTTTACAGTGAATGAACTTAACGACCGAAGGGAGTTAAGTGAGTGAACGGATTGACAAATTACTTTTTCCGTCATTGTATTGTTTGCCTAATTGTGTGAAAAGATTGAGTATCGTGACCGAAGGGAACGATGCAAAAGAACTTATAATATTTAAAAACGACTGAACCTATCGACTGAAGGGAGATAGGTGATGGAGTGATGTTAATAGTTATATTAGGTAGCCAGTGGAGAATTAGGCAGGGAGTAGGCGAGACGAGCGTCCATGCCCGTCAGGATAGTGATAGTACGGGGGCCTGTTCTGTTAAACCAAGGCGATGATAGTTCCATCCTTCACGAAATCGCACAAAAAGCCGGATTATCTTGATATCGTTCTTCAACCTTCGGTATCCGTATAACGAGTCTCAAATCCGGCTTCGCTTTATTAATATGAGAAATAAAACAATCTTGTTCTAATTATCAGTGACGCCTTTAATGCGAAGTTGTATATTGGGAAGCACGGCATTAATCAAAGCCATTTTCTTATCCTCTTCGCTTTCTTTTTGATGCTGTCTATACATCATGCTGTAATCACTGTCATCACCATCCTTTTTCCCGTCTAATGTCAGTAAATGATTTACGATGTCTTTACCATACGTTTCAGTCCATGTACGGAATCTCTCTTCCTCGGACTGTCTCTCCTGGGACTGGGCTTCCGGGTTAGGGAGGGCGGCTGCCACTTCTACCTCTGGAAGTGTTACCGATGCTGCTATTTCAGCATCATCTCCGAATCCCATTTGACCATACGAAGATACGGAATTTTCTTCAATTTCCAAACCAAGATTTTTAACAACCTCCATAGCATAATTATAACGGTCATCGTTTCTTATAACACTCTTATGAGGACGTCCTGCTCCTTGGTTCCAAGCTACTACAGCATCTTTAAGGTTATCGGCGTTCATGAAGTCCTGCCGGCTGTAGTTGTAATACCCTGGTCCTTCTTTTCCTTTTCTTGTGTATAAGAAATTAGAATATCCGGTTTTCCCTTCGTATTCATCAGCTAAGAACTCAAGTTGGTCTTTGAATGTTGGTGTAGAATGACCTTTCTTTTTGGCGTGCTTGAATAGCTTATCCATGCGCTCATTATGCCATTGCTGTATGCCGTATGATGTTCTGTTGTCTCCGTATATGTCATCTTTAAGACCGGATTCAGCCATGAGGTTACCTATGATGGCGAGCGCCTGTATCTTGGACATGCCTCGCTTATTAGTAAAGTATTCATAAGCTTCACGCTGCTTGCCAACTACGCCACCTTCCTTCTTGATGTTGGTATTGTATTTCTTTCCATTCCATGTAAATTCCTTAAGACCTCTTTTCCTGGCTTCTTTAAAGGCTTCACCTCTTGTAGTGGAAATAGAGTCTTGTAGCTCAAGATCATTTTTTATTCCAAGAATAGCATCAACAATAGTATTATCATTATCCTTCTTATCAACATTATCCAAAACATAAGATTGTCTTATCAAATTTGATACGCTCTTTCTATTTTCATAAGTTCCTTCTTTATCTGATGGAGCTTCAAAAGCATACACAAGTGGATACGAATAATCCGTATCTGGATCTTCTGACATAAATTCGTTTACTGCATGAATAGCTTTTTTGTATTTAGTATCTTTTATACTATACTTCCCAGCATCTTGAACATGATCATAAAATCTGTCTATCATATAGTTGATATATCCACGCTTATCGCTCTTAAATCTCTCTTTATCTCTTTCAAACTCTTTTGGCGGATATCTTTTGTAATATTCTTGAAAAAGTCCCCTAAATTTTCCATCCTCAGATACAGCGTAGGGGTTTCCACCAGATTCTTCAATAATATTTCCAAGTACGGCTTCTATCTGGCGTTGATTAAAACCTTTATCATATAAAGCATCATAGATCATATTCATCCCTTCTACGTCCATAGTACGATGCTTACCCTTACCCACACGCTTCATATTTTCATATTTGGATTTGAATAAATCCCAATCTATTTCCGGCTTAGAAGAATCCCCTCCTTGTTTTTTGGATCTTATCTCCATCCTTTTATCCAAATCATTCTTTGAATCAATAATGGATCTAAACAGGATCTTGTTTGGATCATTCTCTTCGTATGGGATTTTATCTTCTACATAATCCCTTATTTCAAAAGGATATCCTATTGTATCAAGAGTCTTAGTAACAACCCCAACACCAAAAGGTTGATCGCTTCTATAAAAATCGTACTTATCTTTCACAACCATCCTACCTCTATCATCACGGTACATGGTAAAACTTGATAAGCCTGATAAATCATTTAAATCTCCGTAAGCATCCGGTATAAAATTATATTCGTTAAATACCTGATGTTCCCCGGTTCTGGCTTTTTTTAAGAGATCTATACCCTCTTCTACCATTCCAAGTTTCCTACTTGTTACATCCCTTAACTCCTCCAAATCAGATACGTCCTTGCCTGCAACTTTTCCATCAATTATCTTATTATCTAAGGAATCAAGCTCCTTTCCATATTTTTTAGCCATTTTCTCCCACCCACCATTTATCTTGTCAGATATAATGGATTTGATATTGTCTGGTATTCTGACAATCCCATTTTCTTCTTTCAGATTATTTGGTTGGTTTAAGAATCTAAACCAAAGATTCTGACTAAAATCATCTACATTGGCTTTCGGAACATCTTGACCAAAAAATTCCATTATTTTGGTTTTTAATCCTCTTTCATTAGCATACACATCAGGTGTTATATTAGATGCCAGATATTCTCTAAGTTTTACAAACGGACCAATTTTATTCCATAATGTTTTTGGTTGTTTGTCCTTTACATAATTTTTAATTTTCTTTGCCATCTTTTTCTTCCTCTAAGAATCCAAACATTTCATCTGCGCAATTACCAACAAATCCGGCTATGTAAGCTGCGTGTTCATCTTCTCCCACCTTAAAGCCAAGAGACATATTACAATGTTGACATACCGACATAGCTGCATGAAATGATTCATGACATATGTTTTGTGTAGTCATATCATTCTCACTTTGAAAATTCCATAATAACTTAAAAGCTCTATCATCTCTCTTATCACGAACAAGATTCATAAAAGAGACTTCTGAATCTAAATCGCCTTCATCTCCCCATTCTCCTTCATGATCCAATTCTGCATTCTCAAAACGATCACACAATGTTTTGTAATCTAACCCTATGGTGATAATCAACTTTAGTGGATATATCACAAAATCAAATTCTTTTTCTTTCATTCTTTTTTTTCAACAAATGTAAACAAAATAGCCGAAGAATGCCACCATTCATTCTCCGGCTTGTTATGATAAATCTCTTCTTATGAAAACAGTACGAATGTAAGATTTAAATCTTAATCTTCTTAATTTCATCAATCATATTCTTATATCCGCAGAACTTGCTGTTAATAACATCGAAGATAGATTCTGACCAGCCAGCTATGTTCAAAATATTAGATCCTTTGTAAAACATCTCACTTCCATATCCTTGAATAGAAATAGAAACGATTTTGCAATTTGGATTCACTTTCTTGAACTTTTTCAAAAGTTCAGCGAATTTACCATATTCATAATTGGAACTTTTTTCCCATACAATAGATTCGCCATCTCCTATCTGCATATCTGAAATAACGTACAAGTTATCTACTTTTATCTTATTTTTGACGCACTTTTTCAAGAATGCAAAAAGACCGTTTTCAGTACCACCACCGCATTCTTCTCCGGCAGTAAAAGATTTTTTGTTATTCCATAAAACACCTTTACTTCTATCATATTCGTAATTGATAAGTTTGTCACCAAACATACCAATAAATACGTCAGGAAGCACAGAAGCAATCATACAGCCAAACAAGTTACCAATGACAGCCGTATTTGTTTTGCTAAAGGCAGACACTTCAGAAGACCCTCCCATATCTCCACGTACAGAGCCAGAGTGGTCAATCAGGATAGCCGACCGCCCCTCCAATACCGGCAAGTTCTTGCAGGAGATGGTTATGGCTTTCTCCAACGCATCTAAAATCTTATATTTATTACGCGCTTTTAATTTAGCACGTTTTTTATCCGACTCAAATACAATATCATTTCCGGAATCATCAGTGCCTATATTTTCAACCTCTTTGAAAGCTGAAGCAAAACGGAAAGGAAGCATCTTAGAATTAAGCACCTTCTCTTCTATTGTAAGCTGCCTACAAACTTCATCTATTTGATCAGGTGCGTATTTGATTATGTTTACAAGGTTACGAACCATATTAAAAATAGGCATGCCTTTTACATTAGAAACCACGTCCCGAATAGCGTCACCTAAAGCTTCTTTCTTTTCCTTATTGTCTTTCTTATCTTGTCCGGCTTTAGACATCTCTTTTTCAAGAATCTTGCTTTCGTATAATCCAGACAAAGACCGACCTTCTATAAGGTACTGGAAAGCCGTTTTGTTAGCCTGATTGCCTTTAGGGTGAAATAAGTTTACGAGGTCAACCATAGTAATGACCCTACTGTCCATCTTGTACTTGTCAATCCGATACGGATCAAGACCTTCCAAAGCCGTCTTAAATCCTTTCTTAATAGCGCTGGATATTCCTCTTAACTTCTTTGGATTTTTGTCGTTAAGAGCCGCATAACAGCCAAGGATTTCGCTCATATCATCAGGACGCATAACGATCTTATTATAGAACCTTGAAGCCCATTCTTTACCCGATGCTTTGCTGGCAAGGACAGAAGCCATAAGATGCGTAACAGACCGCAGCTTCCCTTCCTTCCGGACATACAATGCCGTCTGTGCTGCAAAATACGGATCCACTTGGTCCATAAAATTCTTAATTCTTTCTACTTTGTCTTTTTCTTTCTCATAATAAGAATCAGACAACATGGTAGTCATTACCGTAGATACCAACTCTTCTTCTGCGTTAGGCTTATACGCCTTCTCTCCCATGTGATTCACGATCGTAGGTTTAACACCTTCATCCTTTTTGTTAAACTTTCCCATTTGTTGTTGTTTTCTTTAAAGTGTTATACAAAAAAAAGCAGTGATATTACTACCACTGCTTGAAAAAAATATATCAATATGTTTACTCAATGAGGGAAAAGCTGAAGTTAGTGTAAACAATGAAATAATGGATTTGAACCATCGACCTATACTTTAAAAGAGTATCGCTCTATCCATCTGAGCTAAATTCGAAGTAACTAACCCCATCACCGCTCATTAGTTTTTATATATTTCAAACAGAGGAAAAACGGAGCCGGATCTAAAATGAAAATATTGGATTCGAACCAATGAAAAACTTTTTTACCTAAAGCCGTGTTATCCACTACACTAATTTTCGAAGTAACCGAACTCCTCACCATCTGTATATGTTGTTAAAACAGGGATAATTTGGAAGGTGTTTGAAAGGATGTTTTAATCTACCAACTGATCTAATCTTTCTTGCATGAAAAATACAGGACTCGAACCTGTGACACAAACCGAAGTATCACCTTCCATCACCACTGTCTTATATTATAATCTCTCTTGATTACGATGCAAATATAGACACTAAAATATGATTTACAAATTAAAATGATTTAAAATAAATTAATTTGAATAAATAAATCAATTGTGGTAATACAGGCAAATTATACCCTGTCCTCCTTTTCCTCCTTTACGTGACAGACCACCACCTCCTCCGCCACCAGCTCCAATGCCACCATTTCCGCCATTCGTAGGATTGCTTGAGCCTGAATTTCCACCATTTCCACCTGATTCAAGACCTGCCGCCCCACCACCTGCTCCAGATCCATCCGAACCAGATCCGTTCGAGCCTTTCCCCGAAGTTCCACCTCCTCCAAATAGGCCAATAGGAATAAGTACATTGTTATATTTATATCCTGTACCACCTTGATAAGATTGACTATTTCCACCTTTATAACCGCCCATACCATCTGCATTACTTACACTGTTTCCACCGGTCATTCCTGACGATGAATTTCCATTACCCGACATAGATGCGCCTGAACCACCAGCATAACCGTAAGAACCATTCCAATAACCAGGAGAGCCTCCACCATTATTACAAATCGCGATATCGGAAGATGGGTTTTCTACCAACTTTGATAGAATGGTATATATACTGTCTGGTATTTTAGAGCCATTACCAAGCCCTCCTGCTCCCTCACTATTACCTCTTTGCCCTCCAGCACAGATTATCGTATCCCCGTTTATTTCAAGAGTTGTACTATCCCCATCAGTTTGTGCATTTACAGGCTTTGCAATTTTACAAGTCAAAGTTTTCGGTAGCAAAGAGATTTTTATATTACGAGCAAATGCTATTGTTCCAGAAGCTCCACCGCCACCACTGTTTGTGCCACCTCCGCCGCCACCTCCAACTACAAGTGAATCAAAATAACGATATCCTTTTTCTATCGTATAATTCTGATCTACCCCTAGATTACCCATTAATTTCACCAATTTTGGTTGTTGTTTATATGCCTCAAACCTTCTTCTCATGTCATCTATTCTTAATCTTATCTTCAGAAATCAACCACTGGAATATAATCTTTCGGTTGCTAATTACTTTCTTTATCCTCATCAGCATCCAACTTCCTCTTAACCTATCCAGCCATGACCGTCTGAAATTAAGAGAATCAGGATTAACTGACTTATTTATATCGTTATCGTCCTTGATCCAGATAGGTGTTTCAGATCGGTCATCGTCAACCCTGTTGAAGAAGTCATTTAACTTATGTCTTCTATATACCTCAGTATCCAGAACCTCGGTATGGTCGCCTACGATCTTCGGATACGATATGCGTTGCGCTAAATTATTCTTTTCTTCTGGAACAAGATGAATTTCACCTGAGTTGTTTGTGTCGTTGTAGATAGTTATCGTATCTAAACCTACTTTCCTATCAAGAGTGTAATTCACATCATCGACGTATTTCCTTGCATCAAGCTCGTATTCTACAGAAGCCAGCGTAGAGCCATTATATTTCTCTTTTATCGGCACTTCTAATATAAACGGATATGTTGTTCCGTAAAATGTCTGGAAGCTCTTATTCGTCAGCAAATGACTCCATAAGCCGCCTTCTTCGTCTGATGCTGGGAAGTTTATTCCTGTCTGGAAATATTGTTGCTGTTCTATATAATAGTCAGGACAGAACGAATAATAAGAAATCCATTCTTGCTTCAGACACGAATATCCGATAGTGAACGACACGTCTTTAAAATACTGTTCGTCTTTTAAAGATATTTCCTTATCGTTTGACAGCACCTCTGTTTCATTGTATAAGAACCTTCCACCATCATATTTGTAATATGCCGGGTTCTTAACAGGTATATAATCTTTTTTCGTGATAAGTACCCTCTTATACCTGTTATCCCATCCAAGAGACAGACCAAGACCGATAAATTTATTGTCTGTATCTTCTTCTGTCATCTCTGTACCGGTTAAGATGTTAGTTATTCCGTATCTAAGAATCTTAAACGGAAGATGACGTTTAAGCCAATGTCTGATACCTACACTAAGTTCCTTGAGATTACGTCCGTTCGGATCGGTCATAAACACTTGTGCTCTTTTAGTATCTACCCAGAAGTGACCAAATTCTGAACTAATTATTTCAGTGCTCTGGGTTCCAGAATAACCGAGGTCGGTCGTGTTGTACTCCAGAGGCCTGGACGCGAACAGACCGCCTGTGCCCATCTCAGCCTGCCCCGGGGAGGTGCGCTCCTTGATTACGTCTATGGCGTTATGGAGTGAAACCTGATCCTCGAACCTGACAAGGATCTGATCGGATTCAATACGCTTCATGTGAATAAGCTTCCCGTTGCTGGTTGGGAACTCATGATAGTCCATAGGCTTGTACGTCAGCCACGGATCTGTTTGACTGTTTTCAGATACGTCAGCCCTACTCCATATAACCCCATTAGGTCGCTGGTAAGCACAATCATAAAAACGACGTTCGTATGTCGCCGGCAATACATTAGGCGTCAATGTCATTCTTGATGAATAGATAGGACTTATCTTGTAATCATTGTCCCTATGGATAGATACGTTCTTTTCTTGTGTCCACCAAGCAAAATCACCATGAGCCGGATAAAACCATTCATGGGGCTCTACTCCTTCTAATCGGAAATTGCAGTTTATTTCCGATTCTACGAGGAATTGAGGAATACCATAAGACCACAGATAGAATCTACCATCCACGTATTTCTTAGCCTCGTTCTCACCATTTAAATTATACAAACTTTTTCTGTTTGGATAAAAAGAATACGTTCCTTTGCTTGATGATGTCCAGCTATTAAAACGTTCGTTGTCAGTATGCTCAAGCATATCTTCTCCAGTATCGTAATTAACGAAATACTTGGGAAATCCGACATTTCGGTAATCATTGTAAGCAAATGGTATCATATCCCCTATACCAAAAGCAGTATTATAAAAAAATGGGAATTTCCGTTTCATGGAAAACCTCGATATGTAGGTGTCACCGCCAAACAGCGGTTGTTTCCCTCCTTGGAAGAATCCACATCCTCCGACTGATATCCATTTGATGTCTTCTATAGCTCCATACTGATCGGGCCTGTACCGCATAAGCTTCATATATGGAGAACAGATATAAGACAACATCTTCGTTCTTTCAAAAGATTCTTTAGACCCGGCATCAGAAGCCATGATAACAGGGTCATGGATACGACTTGTATCATATACCTGAGCCTGCATAGGATACGATACGAGATACTTTGAATTTAAGATACTCGTATCAGGATCCTTTTCCCCCGGATCTCCAAAAGACAAGAACATAGAAGATTCTCTATCTATGTTATTTATAAACAAGAAATCTTTTGAAGCGTTTTGGCTATCATCACCCACATCTTCTCCAGTAACCCAAGATGATGTCGTAGACGGGTCGGATATGGGGTACATACCTGATTTAAGACTCTTGGTGTTAGCCAATCCCCTTAATCTGTTTTGTTCGTATGGAGCCGTATCATCGAAGCCCATCATGCTATTGTAGTAACCTACAGACGTGTAATAAAAAGCATGGTTTCTTCTTGGGCCATTGTTTATGAATGTCGTGAGCCAATCATATCTATACTTACCATACAATACCGGTCTTTTAGCAAGCGTATCAGATATGGTGGCAATCATTGAAGCAAATATCATTGCCATATTGATATTACCTATCACACCTACATACGCAGACGTAGAACGGTTCATAAGCTCTTCCGCTATCTGAGAAGCTATGGTGGCCGTAGATTCGATGTTAGCCAACGTAGCCGCCATCTTATATGATTGTTTCCCTAATATCGTCCATTTGGGATGATCTTCAACCTCATCAAAGTTTCCTACAGACATTCCCCTTATAAAACCTTCTATAGCCACCTCCGTAGGGGTTTCAGGCTTATTGAAATAAATATCAGGAGAACTAAATGCATACCACACGTTTCCTCTTCTGAAAAATGGGTGGGTTATAAACGATACCCTTTTTTCAGTTGCGTAATTAAAAGAGTCATCCGATAAATCATTATACGGATAATTAGGATACAGATTAAGATTCGAATTTTGACCCGAATATTTATACATGTCATAAGCTATTCCAGTAGCTATGACAGAACGATTAAGACGTCTGTCACCTCTATATATCTCATAGCCTGTAACCATATCTCGCTGCTCTTTGGTTATCAATCCGGAATCTACAGCAAAATCAAGGAAGACGTTAATCATATCCTCGTCTACTAATATTCCTATAGGATAAATATCAGAAGGAACATCATAAGACCTAACATCCCGGTTCATGAAAAGCATATGATCGTTGTCCGGGAACTTATAATGCCGGATAGGTTGTTGGCAAAAGACGGTACTGGTATCTACCGTACCATATTTATGACCTTTAAAAGACATCATCCCCTTATCATCCGTAGAAGGGGAACCGTAGTATTCAGTAAGCTTGGATACGATATTGTCGTATGCTTTCTTGGAATTGCCTTCATAACCATGATCACTTATCTTAACCTTGCTGCTGTCATACAGTTCAAAATTAGCAGGATACTTCTCAGACGATTCCCAGTAAGCGAAATCACCGTACTTGTATTTCCTTGGAGCGCAGTTTATGGGGCGATCCCCGCATATCGTACACTGGCTGGAGTATTCTACTGTGGCCCTTAACGATATTTCTTTTGCCCGTACATTTATCCTGTCTATTTCCTTTTCTCTGATACCAAAAATATAGGGGTATATAGTTTTACCAAGGACGTAAGATGTGCCTACCAAACCTCTTGACGGTTTCTTACTGTTCTCCTCTTCTCCATCGTCTTTAACCTTACAGAAATCAATCTGTCGGACGGTAAAAATCCAAGGGCACGATACTATAGGACAGTCTATGGCTACATACAATCCATCAGGGTACTTATCGAAGAAAGATTCGCCTATGTGCCCAAAGTAAGGACGGGATGCTCCAACAATAACATAATTATCACCTTCATCCATAATCTTCTCCCAATCAAAGTTGAGATCATCCTTATCTATCTTCCTATTGCTTCCTTTGTATCTTGGATCTAATGATTTCCAAAAAGAAAGACGGACATATTGTGTGGACACAGCATCCATAAGACCATCTATTTTACCCAAAGATTCCAGATAAAGAACTTTGTCCTTGGCCGGGAAATCAGGATCATCCCATTCTTTAGGTCTTGTAATATGAAGGAAACGGGCGTTACGAAGCACGCATTTCGTAAACCTCCATACCAACAAATCTGACGTAAACATCGTAGAACCTTTAACATCTTCAGGAATAAGAGCGCCTACGTTATTGTCAGCTAAATTAGCATAAGAATCCCAGGTCCATCCATCTCCGTAATCTCCTTCTGGAACGTAACCGGTATCAAGGAAATTATATGAATAATCATCTATCTTCTTCTCTATCTCAGGCCAGGTGTCCCTTATCAAGGCTCCAGGCGCTATCCTTGACCTGTAGGCGTCATTGTGGATAGTGCTCGAAGAACGTCCGGCACGCCAATCTGGAAGACAGTGATTGCTGTCCGGGAAGCAGACCTTACTTTCTTCTTTATCATCATTCCACACATCATTCATAAGAAGATATGCTCCAAGAAGTGTAGAAGATGACTGGAATGAGTTATAATCGCTTCTGGCAACAGTAGGATTAAGACAAGGCTCTTCTATAAAACATCCGCAAGTACACGGCATAGAATCCAGAACATAAATAGCTTCGGCTATAGACTGTAATATAACAGACGGTTGTAACAGAGAATCATATACAGCACACGCCTTGGTTCCGTCATCACCCGACCAGTATCCAGCCCAATGACCGCCATCTTCGTCATCGGCAAAGAAATACTTGTCCATGAACTCTATCATTTGCTCCTGTAGTTCCCAGTTAAATAACACAGAATACTTATCCTGCTTTTCACCGCCGGTAGTATATAGGTAGTCGGTGGATACGTGCTCCATATCCTCGAGCTCCTTATACGTATATTCTTCACGGAAACCCACAATACGATCTACCGGAGCTGTAATAAGCGAATACTGGCGATGCGCATCAGTACACTCGGCTCCAAACTCAGGAGCCTCGATACCATCTATAACTTCTTTTTGTTCCTCCGTATTAGGATCGTCAGGGTCTCCGTAGCTGTTGAATATATCGCATATTTCGTTGGCAGCAGCATTATTAGGTTCTTCTGTAGCGGTATTACATGCGATGTCTTTTATATTAGATGAAAAATAATTAATCACCTCATCTATTATAATCTGACTTCTGAATGTAAAACTAACGTTCGTATAAGTTTTAAAATCATTTTGTAATGTTATAGTTTGACCGATAGTAGCCGGATTCTTACATTCTTCTTGTCCGGTTTCTTCATCATCAAAATCCTTCGGATCTCCTGCCGTATTATAATACTGCCACTTGAATTTACGCTCTTGCCCTGAGCAAGGAGGAGCATATTGGTTTATGGACTTATATACTCTATCAGTATCCTTATTTTCTATTTCTGCCGCAGCATCTTTATAAGGGGGAGGTATTAACACAAATGCCGGAGTTTTATAACCGTTGGAGCACTTAAAAGAAATAGCAAACGGATACACTTCATTTCTCATATACCCCACATACAATGAACAGGCATTACCATCCTTATACAGATCTTCGTGGGCTACCGATGCCTGCCATTGAAGGAAGTGTCCCATGAGGGAAACTACAGGCTGTAAATTCCATTCTTTTTCCGCCGTAAGACCATATTGAAGAAGACGATTCCCGACAGCCACAATCCCCCTTGATGTGTTATACACAGGTTTTTTCAAGGATATGTGTTCGAATGTAGTACGTTTGTTATTAAGATCCGAATAATACAATATAGTCTTTTCTGATACAGGATGGATACCTTCTACAAAGTAATCAACAACCGGTTGAGTTTCTCCGTTGTATCCTACTGTATTTTGAATGATAACAACCTTAAAATATTCAACTTGACGATCTATGTTAGATACGACGAATCTAATACCTAAATTAGTACGTTCTCCCCATTTGCCATCTTTTTGAGTAATATACTGTTCATCGAATATAGGTACAGGATTAGTAGGATTAGAATAACTTCCAAGCTCGTTTCCAAACTCGTCACAAGGAGCCACAGTAGCCTGATAGACGCCTGAGCGCAGGCTGCCCCCGTACTCTATCTGAGCCGGCTCTATGCACATGGGTTTGAGTAGCGGAAACACCCTAAGTTTCTCACATGCCAGAAAACAACCATTCTCCTGCATGAACTTTTTCCTATCGTATTCTTTATCGCATATCTTATACCCATGATAATGATACCATATATCACCTTCATCATCAGGAGTCAGAGCCTTGTCTACAATAACATACCTGGGAGGATTATAATCGTCAGTCCAGTAAATACATTTCCCACATTTCTCTGTCTTTATTTCTATGGTTTTTATAGGATGATAGATAGAGAACTTAAGGCACGGAACTTGCTCGTTGTCTTCCAGCAAGGTCTTCATGCCAGAACACAACGACTCCGATCCTTCTACCATAGATTCTATATCGGAATCGGATAAGATACTTGTATCGGATTCAGGCTTGAAATAAGTTATCTTAGATACGCCTGTTTCAGGATTTGTTATAAAAAAATAGATATTGCCCGAAGTAAGATCATTCTTGTAACCAATAACCTTAAACCCATCGAAATCAATGCATTTAAGATTACTGTGCTCGTTAGATCTCATCCCAACATTACCATCCTCGGATTCGATGTTGGCATTCAAGGCAAACGTATAATGCTGATCCGTAAGACTCGACGGATGCAGATCTCGGTTCATACCTGTTTGAGGAACCGCTATGTTTCTGTTATCTTCTGCTGCCATTTTATAACTGTTTGTCACAAAGATAGCAAAAGAGATTTAATCATGGATTTCTAAAGTAGGTGAAGAAAAGAAATACATTTTCAGTCTCCTACTTTATCGACCACACCTACATAAAAATCGGGGATAGGATTATCATTGAAATTTCTTATTTGAATATCAATATAATTATAGAAATAATTATCAACTGGATCCATTATCGTCACATTACTTTCTAAAACCCCGTCTTTGTATGAATACAGTTCCTCATGTTCGGAATCAATGTAAAAAATATATCTTGGTAAATCCTGGGTATTAACTGTTAGATGATTATTAAACAAACTGCATTTAGAATGATCAGCAGACAGAAGTAACAATAGAAATGTATATGCAGATTTATCTCTTATTATAATATCACAATTAGATGATACATTAGACAAAACCTTGGATAAATCAAATTCTCCAAAACTTATCTTGAATTTCTTTCTTCTTATTGGAGTTATATATACTGGACTATTAACTACAATATTATTCCATTTAAATTGACTCCCTTCCATTACAGGAGAGAAACAATTACCCATCACCATATTAACATTTTCAAATCTTCGTCTCATAACACCTACTTACGATTTATATCTTCTACCCCTAATCAAAACAGTACCATCACCACCGTCACCTTCTGATCCACCACCGCCACCATAACCACCGCCACCATTTACTCCACTTCCTTTACCTTCTTCATAGTCAGATACTCCTGCTTTTCCATATATTTCACCTCCACCACCTCCACCACCAGCAGCATTCCGTTTACCTGAAGATTCCCCAAAATCTCGAGTCGTATGACCTTGTCCTATACCTCCTTCATGAGCGCTGCCGTTTGATCCATTACCACCATCCGAACCGCCATTACCTCCTATAGAACCTCCTCCACCGCTACCTGAACCGCCATCTGAACGCCATGGACCATTTTCGTATCCATCCATACTCCCTCCATAAGCTCTATAATTCGAGTTTAGAAATTGCGAGTATCCGCCATCATTAGGTGGAGTACTATTAGAACTTCTACTACTTCCTTTGCCAACTCTTATTGAAATTGACTGACCCGGTATAACAGGGATAGCATCACCATCTCTCCATCCGGATGTATCTTTTTTAAAGGTTTTTGTATATCCTCCAGCTCCTCCTGTATCTGAATATCCTCTATTGCCTCCGCATCCACCACCGACAAGAAACACATCAACCTCCCTACATCCAGATGGAACCGTCCATGTATAATTTCCTGCCGGATAAAACCTTATGATAAAGTCTTCAAGTTCCCTATTTTTTTGCAATAAACGACGTCTCATAACATACTAAGGATTACCCCCCCCCCTATATATAATAACTTACTGTAAATCATATAATTATATTTAACATACATAATCAAACAAATACAAAGAAAGAATCATTAGAATAAAGACTGGTATCCTGCGCGTATGTCATACAATCAACATCCTCATCTGCGTTTTGTATAAGGTCACTCTTGCCGTCATAATTGTTAGAAAACATAAAAACATATTTTTTATTGTTTATCTGAAACCTATATATAATGCCATGTTGTTCACTTGGAGCAGGAGTTGGATTAAATTTGATAAATATAGCATTACTTCTCTTTTCTATAACCTCAAAAGAAACTGTACTCTGAGTATGAATGTTAAAACATGATCCTTGCCTAAGCTGATTCAAGACATTATTCACCTTATCTGGGCTAATTGTATCTGATTCATCTTTACTCATTAAATCAAGTACCTCAAAACGATTATCATGATCGGTATCGATTTCAACACAATGATAAATAGCTCCATTACCAGATCTCTGTTCCTCAAAATATCTTCTCCTACTCATGATAATACTCCTTCCCGTAATATTTCAAGAAGCTAAATCCTTTCGACTCCTTCCTCAAAACACCATGCTTATTCCAATACTTTTCTAAGTCGAAAGCCTCTCTTTCGAATACGATATTATGATATGCCTTATCGTGATTGCGATATATGCACAACCTAATCAGGTACTCAATTAAATACCATGAATAGTATAAAAATATCGGAATAAGAGACAGCCACAGCATCCACCATCCTATATTACCGAATAAGAGACACAATCCTATTGTAAGCAAAGACACGAACATGCCAAAATCAAATAACGTATGATACTGATTGCAATGTGCCTCCTCATGATATTCGGCTCTCAATGATATAGCATCACGTTCGGTAAATACGGCTCCAAATAACATAATTGTTTTGTAGCCGTCAATGAACGTAAATAACTTAGCTATTTTTGATTTATAATATATTTTCATTGCCAAAAAATATTTTATACCAATTACATAAAGTCAAAAACTCAATAGGAGAATTAACTTCATCCCATTCCCATTCCTTAAGGTAGGACTCTAAGCTGCTTCTATCAACGTCTTCATATCCATGAAGAAAAACCAGATGAGGCATAAATAGCTCTCCCCCTTCCAAAGATTTGTTAAACTTATTAACCAACCTCTTTCTAAACTTAGGACCGTACCATGATTTTTCATTTGTGGATCCGAGACAATAGTAAGAATTGTTCTTAACCTTAATACCGAACCATTTACATACATATGGATGATATACCCTATCTGCTAAAAATATAAATGGCTTATACCATAGGCAATGCCAGAATGTACTACACTTGCCTCCAAACTTCTTAAATGCCCATCTGAACCCTCCAGAGAAGTACCAATTGTTAGCCCCTCTCTTAACCTTAACTTTGTATTTAAGATTCTTATTCCGGTTACTAACCCTATCCCACGGCTTAACCTTATCGGTATCCATATCAGGAAGGAATGTCCAATGATGAAGCAAGGCGCTATAATAAGGATTATATATCTTGTGTCCGTTTCTGATAACGTACTCAAACATATCGTATCCTGCTTGTCTGGCTTCTTCAAATCCATCATCTGCCAAATAAGCCAATATCGGAGCCAGATTCCAGATCTGATCTTGTGAAGTGAATGGGGAGAAGCACGGATCTTCGTCTTTTAACTCTATACCATTAGTGTACCCGGAACTTATCTTGGTAAGACCGAATTTGCTTGCGTCTTCGCTATGGATATCGTCTCTTAAGAAAAATCCTTTTTCGAATTTAAAATAAATACCTTTGTTGTTATTAAAAAATAGATCATAAGTAGTATCGGCAAGACGGGTAAGCACCAGTATGGCATTACGAACATCATCTTCTGTCTTATTACCGAGAATCATTTCCGTGTATAGGAACTGGAGATACTGAGCCAGGTTAATGGTTCCGTCGCCCACCCAGCCTACCCCGTCCTTCACCGACGACAGCGGGATGCACGAGGCCTGCTCTGTGTAGCTGGAATCATAAACAAAATCCCGGTAAAACACCTCCTTAATCCTATTGTATTTATCCCAAAGACCTTCCATCACCTTAACCTATAACAATAACACAATCACGCTTTTCCTTATTATAAACCATCGTACCCATCTTAGTGTACAAACCTTTTATATTTTGGTAATTGGTTTCACCATGAGCCGAAACGTTGGTAGTGATGCTGTCGGAGTAAACTTCTTCACCACCTTCGTTAATGAAATTAAATCCTTGTTTAACCATCTCTCCTCCAAGGTAGGCTGTAAAAGACACAACAACATTTCCTCGCCCTCTATTCCCATACCAATTACCATAGATATCAGCATTGATATTAGGTTCCGACTCGTCCATTCCAGGCGCTGATAGCAAGGTCTTCATCTTAATAAGCGCACCTTCAAGACCGGACTGCATGTTATCACCACCATAAACGAGGTAATCACCTACCTGTTGTTGGGTAGTAGCCCACTGCTTACTCCATCCAACGTACTTATTATCTACATCTGAGATGCCTGTATTGGTGAAACCGGTTGCAGTATCAAAATCGGAACCGTCTTCCGATTCCCATCCGTACCTAAGAACAAGATAATCGAACTCAGGAATTACAACAACCTGCTCGCCGGCAGCTTGTGTGATTGTAACGTTCTTACTCTCTCCACCAGCCGTTACCTTGGCTACGCCTCTACGATCTTCAGCTACCGGATTAGGTCCGGCTGTGAAAATGATGTTTGCCGGTCCTACGCCTCTCATTTTGTCGGCAGTTACTATTTCGCTTGCACCAACTTCTAACATTTTGTTTATTTTTTTAATATTTCGAATACGTATATCCAACTCGACAAAAATACTATCGGGCAGTACATTGTCTCTACCAAACTTGCATCTCCTTTAAATTGCCTGATTGACCAAACAATCATAGATACAATAACACCAAGCAAGTATATAAATAGAACTACTTCCGTCATACCAATTTAAGTATATTGTCAATTACAGGATACGTCTTAGTATATATCTCAAACTCAGCACGGCGCCGCCTAAGAGGTTCGTACATGCCTTTTAATGTCATACCCATCATCTTAAGTTCGGTCTTAGCATTTTTCAGCTTAACCAAATCTTGCTGTGCATATAACTTAAATAAGTCGGCGGCTCCTTGCGCCTCCCCATTATACATCAGTTCCTCAAAGAATCTCATCTTTACAAAATTATCTACATAATCCAATACCAGACCTTGAGGCGTGTCTGGTATAATTATATTAGATTCTCCGTCAAAGGGAAGAGACCGGTACTGCATGTAAATAGGACCATCGAAATTAGCATACAGGAATCCGTTTACGATATTTATCTCATACGGACTATCCTTTATTACCTTATTCCGGCATTTACTTAAACAAGAATCACGAAGCATAGGCTTAGCAAGACCTAACATTACCGGCCGGTCATAATAGCAACGAACTTCATGATCGCGATCATGAACATTGATATAAAATTTTTCAACTATCACCTTCTCGCATTCTTCTTTACAACATTCGTTGCACGAACACCATCTATAGCTTCTTTCGGTACGTTCTTTCCAAGCTATTGTATTTTGAAGTTCTGATATCACCTTGTCACCTTCCGGCACCTCATATCCTTTAAAATCGCATTTAAAAGCCAAAATAAGATCAAAGTAATCACCAGGCATACGGGCCTGCCCTCGCTTGACATCCACTACCGCTTCTTTGCGCATAGTAATATCGCCTCCAAACTTCTTCAGGGCAATTTCTATCCATTTGTAGATGGATACCTCATCTATCAGATCACGCTTGTCAAATGATCTTAAAGACGATTTTAACTCTATGATATAATTTTCGACTGTCATCTCTTAAAAAAATGGAGGACAGGAAACGAACCTGACCTCCACAAAGATATGAATAATATGTATAACGCCATATTTTGTGTTTTCAAAAGTTAGGATCTTCAAACTTGCCGTACTTCAAGAAAAGGCTCCTACACTTTTCCTTTATCCCCTTAAGTGTGACTTCATATCCGGCACCAGTCATGTAGATGGTTTGCTGATTAACTCTTTCCCCGGAATATTTGTCAACAAAGTAAGATCGATAAACACCAAATTTGTTTTTAACAATGTCACTGTATAACTCCCATCTACCCTGCCCATTTCTGAACATAAACTTGACTTCCTCAAGAAACAAACGAAGATTCTTTTCTGCGATGATGATTCCATTCTGCTCAAGCTTCTTCGCCACATCTCTGATTAGCCACATGTTTTCATGATCCACCTTCTTAAATGACTCAGAAAACTCTATATCCCCTTTCTTTTCTTCTAACGTATTTACAGCTATTTCTTTTTCCATTCTTTCTTGCTCCGCCCTTTTATGTTCAGCCAAAGCAATAGCTTCCGCTTGCTGAGCTCTACGATACTGCTTAGCCCATTCTTCGGCTGCTTCTGCCGGATCAGTAAAATTTGGAATAGAAACCAAGTTTGATGTTAAAAATTCTTTTATCTTCGAGTTACACCATAATCTAAAATCAGTATCCAACCATCTCGCAAAATCTATGGCGAGATCTTCAAACATCCATGTACCTCCTCCATTTTCAGGACTTCCAAGCATAGTTGTAACTATCTGATTCTCAGAAAGGTGGGAAAATCCCACCATTGACTTAATTAATTGATTTACAGACGGCAACCTTAGATACTCGGCAGGTTTCTTATTGAATGCTTTTGCCATCTGTGTGGCATTTAATAATATACCATAAGAAGTTTTTATAAAAGAAACATTATGGCCATTATAGCTAAAAATTTTAGATAATTTTACAGATAAATCCATTTCGTTGGATTCTGACGTCAAAATAATGTTACTATCCTTCGCATTGTTTTGAAAATTGTTTACCTTTGCCTCCATAGAGCTTTATTTGTATAAAGATATTTTGTTAGCATTATATCCGTCCGCTTGCGAAAGTAGACGGATATGCAAAAATAGTGATTATCCTATATCTACAAAGGGTGATCGCTATTTTTTTTCTACGACCTTCTATGTCCCAATTCTTTATCTTCGAAAACTCTCTTAATCTGGAAATCTTTAAACACTCTTCTTTTAGCAAGTATTTCATTGTACATAAATCGATATCTTCGTCCTTTATTCATTTTAACCCTTAACTTCTTTTTCAAGCTATCTTGTATTACAAAATGGTAATATCTTTTAGAGTCTGCGAAATCCATAGCCAGGTGGTTGTAGAGGTAGCCGTTGGTGCCGAGCCTGCTCACGATGTCCAGGTCCCGCCTGACGGTAAAGCGCTGGCCCGGTATAAGCACATGGCATAAGTAGCCCACGTTATCTACGTAAACACCAGCATCAGCTTCCACATAATGCTCTGATACGGTTTTCCATATAATAGACAACAGCCTTAAAACCTCTCCTCTATCTCTTATCATGCCTTTCTTAAAACCATTCTTTCTCTTCATAAGACGATGGTAGTAGGCTGCAAAATACGGTGATTGTATTGATGTTCTTTTCATGTTACTAAGTTATATAAAAATGGGTCTTGGTTTCACAACTAAGACCCAAATAAAGATAAATAATATTTTATTATTGAACAATTTGACTTTTCTGATTGGAATCAAGATTCGGATTTTCATCAATAGGAATCTGTAGCCTGAATGCTACTTCCTTTATCGTCTCTGCCACTACATACTCAATCAGCTTAATAGGGCAAATAAATTCGTATTCCCATTCAGATTCGCACCCTTTAGGTGTAGGATCGCAGGCCATTAACTCCAGCGCCTTCTTTCTTCTTGTTGTAAAGAACTCTACGTTAATAAGCTCTATATGAAAATCCGGTATATAAATATAGTCGTTTTCTACATAATAAAAAGGACGACGTTCTTTAACGTATTTAGCATACGGTCTTTTTTGTTCATTGCGATACGACTTTATTTCAGCGAACTTAAAAAATATAGTGTTATCTACGTTAGTCACCTTAGTAATAGCCGGTCTAAGGGCAGAATAAAGAAGTCCTGGAAGCTTATGCTTTGAACGCATAAGTGTATTACACAACGCAAATTCGGCATCGCAGCAAACTATTTTATCAACTTCAATCATCTCCAGGCAAGTAACGTAAGTTAGGAGCCGGTGGTCGCCAAGTAACGTTCCGTCATCCCATCTCTGTGCTGTATAAGATTCGGCTTTAGTTCTACCGATATTCAATATCCATCTCCGACTAACATGCGAATCTTTGTCAAGGGCATGAATACCGTTTACAACTCTTGATACAAATTCACCATTGGTAATCATGCTCCCCTCCTTTCTTTTGCTCTTGATTCTCTTGATTTAGCATTCAAGATCCTCATATAAATCTCTCTTTCACTCATGCTGGATATGGTTTTTATAGCCTCATCCAACATAACTTTCGTATATAAAGGTTTAGGGAATCCCTTTATCTTAACCGGATCAGGAACCAACTTAGCCTTACGATATTCATAAAATCTTTTAGAAGTTACATTAAGATAAGAAACAGCCTCTCCTCCGGTATAGTACTTAGCCGGATTAGCAAGCTGCGTCCATGTCTCAAGATCGTTGGCTGTAAGATGATCGCATTCCCCGCTTAAAAACATCTCCTTTATCTTATCGCATACCGCCGCACCGCTTTTACGCAGCGTCTCTGTCAGAATTTCTTTCATTTTCAAAACATCCTGTTTTAAACCTTAAAACAATAGAGGCAATGATTATCAAAAGAGTAACAGCCATAACAGACCACACTACGATATTGTGTTCAATAGGCATCTCAATATTAACCGTAACCCGTTCTACACAGATATTAAAAATCATACTATAGATCAATAACCTATGCCATATACAAAACCTGAACATTCTTGAAAAAGCCAAGAGAAATAGGTCCCATGATAGAGAATGACCTAATATCGGATACAGCCAATTAGTGATACTAAAAGGATAAAACTCATCAAAAATGCTGGCTAACATAATAACCTGCATCAACACAGGATAATACTTCACAAACGTCACACAGACATTCCTCTGTCCTTTGCTAATAAACTTGTTGCTCAT